GCATTGGTGGTATAGGCGCCCGCGCGGGAGCGCAGGAACGGACGCCCGCCGGCAACGCCCAGCTCTCCGGGCTGGACGCCGAACGGCAGCCGGGCGCCGGCCATGCCAAGGGCGGTCCTGAGCATCTCCGGGGCGTAGTGCTCGGGCGGCGCTCCGGGCACGAGCTCGGGAAGGCGGGGAAGCAGGCCCATGGCGGCCTCGCCGACCTGCTGCGGTATACGCTGCTCCAGGAGCGATTCCCGGGGCGGCTGGGGCCCTACCCTACGGGCGGAGGCTGGAGGCGTTGGGCGGGCTCCCCAATCGACTGGCGGGCCCTTCTCGTAGACGTGGTAGGTGCCGTCCGGATGCTGCCGGTACTCGTGCCGGGTGTTGTCGGTGGGGACACTGTTGCCGGAGGGATCGCGGTAGTAGAGATCGCCGTTGTCGGCAACGGTCGCGGGACCGACATAGTGGGGGCCGGCATTGGGGATGCCGGTGACCGGCACCTCCAGGAAGGGGGAAAGGCGGTCGGAATAGCGGCTGCCGCCGGTCCCGCCCTCGCCTTGGTCAGGCGGTGCCTCCGGGGTGACGGTGAGGCGGAGCGGGTTGTATGGCTCGGCGGGACCGCCTTCCTGCCGGGGAAACACCGGGCTTATCTCGACAGGAATCAGCGTCGGCATTATCGTGATTCCTTCACGCCACGTTCGCCGTGAGGCCCATGATGCTGAAGAAAACCATTGCCATACAGTTCCTCGTGGACCCGGAATTCAATCGGCGCATCGATGACTACCGCGCCAGCCTGCGGCCGGTGCCGCACAAGGCGGTGGCCGTCTGCCGGCTGATCGAGTACGGGCTGATGCTGGTGGAGAGAACAAAGACGAAGGCTAGGCCACCCGCAGGTAGCGCCCAGGCGAGCGCGGATCCGGGACATAGTGGTTCCCGTCCGCCGCCTGCCGCGCCTGCCGCAAAATCGGGTGATCGTGCGCGACGGTTAGCAGTGCCTGCCCCGGCTTCACCGGCCCGCCCCGTGCCCGTGCCGGAGGAGCCGCTATGGGAGGAGCCTGACCCGGCGCGAGCACCCCAGGCCCGCCGGCCCCGGGCTGCGCCAAGGGACCAAAGTTCTGCGGCGGGGAAGGCTGCAGCCCCGGCGCCCCCGGCATCTGACCCTGCGCCGCCGCCTGCGCCTGCTGGAACAGCTCCTGAGAGTTGAGGTTCGCCTCCGAGCCGAGGTGGGCGGCGCGCGCGGCGTCGGACACCGACTGGCTGCGGTGCCGCTCGGCACGCGCCTTGATCTCGTCGGTCTCGGCGCTGGTCTTGCCGAGGGCGAGCTGCTTGGCCTGCATCAGCATCGGGTCCGGCGGCTGGTTGAGCAGCGCCATGACGCGCTGCTTGACCGACGACTGCAGCGGCGACAGCTCGATCAGAACGGCCGGCGGGACGGTGCCCGGCGGGTAGCCTTTGAGGACGTCGTAGGCGTCCTGCATGATGTTGGCCTCGTCAGGAGACTCGTCCATGGTGATCTCAACATCGAGATTACCCACTGCATTGACGATGATCGGCTGCCCGTACTCGTTGGAGGGCATGATCGTCTGGTTGAGCTGGATGAACTGCGAGAGCCCGTCATTGGCCGTCACCCTGACAAATCTTTCACCGGTCCAGGTCCGCTGCACGATGTTCCAGATCGATCTGTAGACCCGCTTTTTCCAGGCTTTGTAATTTCTAAGATAACTCCCGAGCTCAGAAATACCTGCGCGCTGCAGCATGTTGATCGCCACGCCGCTATGGTCTCCGGGGATATCACGAGCGAGCAAGTCGGGCTGGATGTTGGCAAAGGTCTCGATCTCCTGTCTTGCGTCCTGCATCAACGCGAGCTGCTGCGCGAGGTCGTTCTGCTTGTCGGCCGGCATCGGCGGCTCGAAGCCCGGGTTTACCTCAACATACCCGTCCGGACGGGCATACTCCCGGCGCGCCGTCTCCACGTTGTCCACGGCTCCCTTATGCCCGATAAGGCGGGTGACGTTGGACATGAACAGCGCTTTCGAGCGTCTTTGGTTAAGCTCATCCTGCGGGCCCTTGAGGTTGCGCGAGAAGCCGTAGCGGTCCCCGTCGTGATCGACGAACGCGGAGAACATGATGAAGCGGTTCATCATCTGATTGCGCTGATCCAGAAATGGACTCTCGCCCTGCGCCAGCAGAATCATCGAGCAGAAAAATGCCCAGAACCACTTGCCTTTGTAGCGGTACCAAATCTCCACGAGACGCAGGCGTTTCTCGTTCGTGTAAATCCACTTGAATTCCCGATCGGCGTGCGTTGTCAGGTCGAACCCGGTCTCGACCATGAGCGTGCGCAGCTCGTCCTCCTTGTCGGGGAACAGCTCGACGGCGGCCTCCACGTCCAGCCACTTGGCGATGCCCATGTAGCGCGCGTCGGTGAAGTCCGGCTTGAACGAGCGCGGGTCGTAGAAGAAATCATCCCCGAACACGAACTCCAGCACCAGATCGGGATCGTCGTGATCGCCGTCGACCAGCTTCAGCTCGACGCCGCCGATGCCCTCGATCGCCGCCTGGCCGGCACAATAGGGATCAACGAACTCCCAGTCCGAGGCGTCGAGCACCGAGCGCACGCACTGGGTGGCGATCTCGGCGCCGTCGGCATTGCGCGGATTGCGCGGGTAGGCTTTCGGGTCCTGGCGCATGCGCTGCACGAGACCGACGATCTGATCGATCTTGCGCGCCGAGCGGTTGAAGGTGATGACCGGCTGCCGCCGGTTCCTGAGAACCCGTATCTCCTCCGGGGTCCACTGCGAGCCCGCGTAGTAGTGGCGCGCCATCTGCTGCTCGGAGTATTCGAGCTGCTTGGCGGACAAATAATCGATGTAGGCCTGGCGGAGTCTCGAGACCGGCCAGAACCCCTCGACCGAGCCCGACCAGTCGAAATCGTCCGGCGCCTCGGTCGACCAATAGCCGAGCGTCCCGTCCTGGCTGACATAGCGGCCGGGTGAATCAGCGACGGGCATGCGACGTCACCGCATGTAGCTCGCGGCGTTGCGCGGGTATTGCGGACCCCGGTCGCGCAGCTTGCGGTCGCCGATCCTAGACGCCATCACCGGGCCGCCGTGCTGGCGCCCACGAGGACCGGGAGGATAATCGACGTCACTCCCTCCAAATATATCCATGTACTCCTGGGTCGTCCGACTGGGCGAAATGCGCGGAAGCCCGCGGGCAATACCCTCCTCACTTTCTACCCTCGTTGGACGCCCTGCTTGCGGCCCTGGCTTAACAGGCAATGGCGACACACCCCCGGAATAGCCACCTCCCCGACCACCGGCCATCTCCGGAAAATTACGCCCACGCCGACCACCTGGGTCATATGGACCGCCCTCGGCGCGGTGCTCCACCTTCTCCTTCTCCTCCATGTCCTGCAGCTCGCCGAGCAGCTTCTTCTCCTTCTTGTGGTGCTCGGCGCTCTCGGTGACCTCACCGCCGAACTGGCGCGGCTTCACCTTGCCGCCCTTTCGCCTCGGCATGAGACCGTAATACGGGCTGTCCGGATCACGGACCGGTCCCTCGGTCTCCGGCATCGGCACCGTGCGTTCCCGGTCGGGTACGGTCGGCATGGGGACGGGCCGCATCCGCTCCCGTTCTCTCCGCATACGCTCCGCAGCCCATGCCGCTGCGCCGCCTGCTGCTGATGCCGGCATCTGCCTCACCTCAATGTGCAATCACCCAGTTGTCCATCGCGTGGTAGCGCGGCAGCTCGACCTCGGTCCACTGCGCCGCCGCCTGCGCGATCTCGTCCACCGTGAACCACGCATACTCCCGCTCGACCACCTTGCGCGCATCGTGGTGGCACATCACCAGCACAAACACGATGCCCTCGTCATCGGCGCCCACGGCCTCCCTGCGGCTCAGCTTGACGTGGGTGTGGCCGCCGAGCCGCGCGTTGACCCGCCGCTCCAGGTTGACGTCGTCCGGGTGCGGCGGCAGCCAGCCCTTGAGCATCATGGCGGGGCTTCATCACTTCCAGGATTGCAGCATGATGCTGTACTGCATATGGCGGCAACGGCAGCATTCCCGAAACCTGATATTGATGTCACCCCGAGCATCGCCATAGCGATGCCCAAGACATGCACACAACAATCGCACCCACCATGCAGCATCCGCACGCATCCGAGCCTCTCATCTCCAGTACTTCACCGCCAATTGATCGTAGGCATCGGCGAGATCGAACATGATCTGCGCCGAGAGCGCATCCTCGCACGATCGCCCGATGCTGCGCGCCTCCATGGCGCGGATGTGCCAGTAGCCGGCGTCCTCGATCGGGCTGACCTCGCCGCCGTCGGCGAGCAGGCGGCGCCAGTAGGGGGCGCCGTCCCCGGGGTTGACCACGGGGACGGCTACAGCAGCTTGAAGTTGTTCTCGATGAGATCGTCGTAGGGTGGGCGGTAGGCGTCCCGCGGCGGCGCGAGTGCCGGCTTGTCCTTCAGCCATGGGCGCGAGAGCACCGCGTAGCGCCATTCGTCGGCACAGTGATCCTCGCCTCGATAATCGATGTCCTCGACCCGCTGCGGGTCGTGCTGCAGGATGGGTATCGTCCTTATGGAATCGAAGCACGTCGAGAAGCAATAGATCATCGGCACGCCGTCCACACCGATCATGCGCGCGCGCAAGGCGTCCAATCCGCTCATGGGGCCGCGGCGATCGCGGTTCTGGATGGCGCGCACCCGGGCGTTGTCGGCCTTGCGGAACGGGGCGATGCCGGCCTCGATCAGCTTCTTGTTGATCCGCTCGCCGATCGAGGGGCCGCCGTCCTGCTTGAAGGTGGAGGGGTCAAGAACGCCATAGCTGAGCTTGGGGTCCTTCTTCTCCAGCTTGATGATGCGGTCGGCCACCTCCTCGGCCGTCAGCTTGAGGCCCCGGCCGGTGACGCCCGGCGTATCGCCGTAATCCTCCCGGTAGCGTACGAGCGCTCCACGCGGCAGTGTTCGAGGATGCATAGACGCGTCCGCGGATCGAGATTGGTCCAGACCCTCGCCGACATGGTAATCGTCTTGAACGACGGCCCACCAGCCGATGCTGAACGGGGAAGCAGACCCCCAGTCCATGCTGCGGAAGCGCAGCCAATGATACGGAACAGCGAACGGCGTGAGAACATGCTTCCTCCGGTCGAAGCAGTCGAAGAACGCCCCCTCGACCACGTCCCAGTCGCCCCAGCGCATGGCCGCCACCAGCTCCCGGGAGCCGAGGCCTTCCAACCGCGCCTCATAGCCCGGGTCATCGAGCCGCATGGCGGGATTGTCATCCAGCCGCGCCGGGATGAACTGCCGCCACATGCCGCCCTCGGCCGCCGGCATCTGCCGGATCTGCATCGGCTCGCAGCCGATGATGAAAGTATTCTTCACCCACAAATGACCGATGTTGCCCGGATTGCCGCAGCAGAGAATTCTCGGGAACATGCCCTCGCACGCCGCCGGCACCTTCAATCCGACCATGCGGGTGCGCATCCTGAGAAAGCGGTAGATCTCCTCCTCGAAATGCGTCAGCTCGTCGATCATCAGGACGTGCATCTCCGAGCCCTGGTAGCGGTACATGTCCTGCAGATGCTGGCAGTGGCACAGATAAATCTTTGATCCGTTCCAGAGCCGCACCTGATCATCGACAATCGATATCCACCCGTCCCTGACCAATGGCGCCAGCAGGCTGCGATAGCCCTTGGGGCCCTCCAGGTGGTTCTTCAACAAATCCTCGTACACGCGGCGGAACAGATAGACCTGCAGCCCCGGTATCTGCGAGGCCCACAGCACCGAGGCAATCCGCATGAGATGCGACTTGCCGCCACCGGCCGCCCCGCCGTAGAAAATCTCCGTCGCCCGGCTCTCGTAGGCATCGCCCTGCTTGGCAAACAATTTCAGGTTCAGCCCGGCGGGACTCTCGACCTTCGGCGCAGCCTTCTGCTCCCCCGGGACCTCCTTCACAAAGTGTCCGAGCGCGTCGCGCTGGCGGTCGCTCAAATCACAGCCGCTCCCGCGCGGCCTCGGCAACCCGGCGATCGCGATAGTCCGCCATGATCATGTCCTGCTGCGCGACCGTAAAGCTTCTCCACCATGCACGGCAATCAAAGGCCTTGCAGGCAACTGGTGCATCATCATGAATCGCACACCCCTCACCATTGGCAAACGGCCGCAAATAGATGCAACCGCCATTCGGCTTCTTGGCCAGCATCCACTGCATCGGCCCGTCATTGCCCTTGCGGTTCGGCACCATCTGGTACCTGCCGCTGGCCGCTTCCTCGTCGGTCAGAAGAACGCGGTCCTGGTAGCAGCACCGCGAGCAGCCGTTACAGGGAACGTCGGTCACAGCTGCCCCAATGCCTCCCGCCCGGCGCCGGTCAGCACCATCATGTCGCCCGACACCCGGACCAGTCCCGCGTCGACCAGATCGCACACGTCCGCGCTCCAGGTCTCCGCATCGCTCGATACATGCCCGATATGGCTGAGCAGATAGCGCTTACGGTCGTCGGCCATCGGCGCCTGGAACACGGGCGGCGTGCGCGACACCGGCGGCAGCACAGACCCGGCCAACACCCCAGGCCCGGCCGGACCCTCCCTGCCCACCGGCAGGCTGGGCGGCGCAGGCTCGGGCGGCACCACCACAGGCTCAGGCGGCGGCTCCGGATCGGCATGCCGCCGGGACGTGAACGGCTTCTTGACCATGCGCTTGCTCCTCGCCTTCGACGGCTTGGTCCGGAAGGCGGGCCGCTTCAGCGCCGCCTTCCGCTCCCTCGCCACAGCACAATCCCTACACCGCGACGTCCTCCAAGGTCCGCATGTCCCTCAGCGTCTCCCGCAACCGGTGCATCCGCGTCATCTCCCACACCAGATCACCCACCGTCAGCGGAGGCACCACCTCCCTGCGCACAACCGCCGGCAGCTGCAGCACCACACACACCTCGCCCGGCCGCAGATCGTTCACCAACACCACCTCCCCGTCCGGATACTCGACCGCATCGTGATGCAGGCAAGGCTGATCAAGATCACGCTGCACAAACCGCGCAGCCCGCCCGTTCACCTCAACCTCCGTCCCAACCCCCAGACAAACCGCACACTCGAGATCACCCCCCTCGCGCACAAACCCCCGCGTCGCCGTCGCCGGAAACCGGCTCACCAACAACCGATCGCCAACCCTCGCCGCGTCGGTCCGAACCGCATGCAACGAATAATCGCACATCGCCGTCCTCCTCTCTCACCTCACCAGCCCCGCCAAAAACAACATCCCCAAACACACCACAATCACCCCCCAAATCAACCACCGCTCCCAATGCCCCACAACCCACCCCTCACTTCCTCACCCGATCCTCCACCCCCTTCAAAACCGCCCGCGCCGCCTTCAATCTCTCCCGATAACGCCTCGCCCTCTCCGCATCCGACAACGCCCCCGCCCCACCCTCAACATGCTCCCCAACCGCCGTCACAACCGCCTCCGTGACGCTAGCCTTTTTGCCCGTGACGCCCCGTGACGTGACGCCCTCCGCAACAACCCTCACCGCCTTCCCACCAACCAACCTCCACTCCCCCGGTACATACCACGCCTCTATCCCCCACGCCCTCCCATCCGGACCACTCGGAAATACCCCAGGATTGTTCAAATACCGCGTCATCAACAACGCCCGGTCAGCCCATATCCTCTCCTCAATCCCCCTCCCCATCGCCCGATCATACCGCCGCCGACCAGCCGCCCACGTCTCGTGCTGGTGAGACGTAACCCCTTGCAACCTCTCATCCTTCTCGGACATCTGGCAAAATCCTCAAAAATTGTGGCGGGGGGACCCCAAAACGGGTCCTCCGCTGGTTCCAGGGAGCGGGAGGCTACCCCTGGGGTCGCGGCCGCGGCCTTCGGCGCCGGGGCCTGCGGCTAACCTCTTGATCTTGCTTAGCTTTCCTCTTAGCTCGTGATCGTCTCTGCCGCTGTGCCGGCGTCATCGCCTCACCGAGGAGGGAAGGACGTCCCCGGCCTCGAGGCAGGCATCGATGCCGGCGACCGACCAGGGCGAGCAGCGCCCCGCAATCCCGGCAGCGCTCATCCTCAACCGTTCCCTGTTTGATCACCCGTGGGGTCGATCGTCTGGTCAGCAATCCATCTCCCCATTCTATTTACCTTCAGGTAGATAGAATTGTGCACTGCGTCATTGCACCTTGTCGGTCTCTTTCGGCCCCTCGTGCGTGAGCCGAGGCCGCTCGGCCTCAGGAGCGGGCCGCTCGATCGTTACGGAGATCACAGGCGCAATCGGCGAGCCGTCCGGACCTAGATGCTGATGCGCAATCGCCTGCAGCTGCGGGTGCACGTAGGGCGCTGCGCGGGTCGCGGCTATGAAGCGCTCGGCCGGATCAAGATCGGGATTGCGCATGCGCCTAAGCATGTATTCAAGCGGCATCGTCTTATCGGCGTCAATCGCCTTTTCTCTAGCCTTTTCAGCCTCGTCAGCTTGCCGGCGGTGCTCAATCGTAGCCTTGTGCGGCACGCCAGTGCGACCGCCGCGCGTGTTGCGCCTCGGGTCATACCCAGGCTTGAACCGGCCGTCAGCCATCACTCAGCTCCACTGGCCGCGTCCCAGGGCGCTCCGCCTCGGGCGCGCGCCTTTTCCTCCCCCTTTTCACCTCATCGAGACCTGTCCAAAGCACATCAAGTTGGCCGCCGGCATGGAACTGAACGGCGACGAACCGATCTTGTGATCCCCACATTGAGAGCTTCACGTCTGGGAGTGTTAAGCATAGCGCTCCGGGCTTAGCGTTATAGTGATAGCGTGTGAGGTCTGTATTGAGCTTCATGAGTCTTGGTTTACCCCCGATCTGCATGGGTCATGACCACACTGGTTTGGTTGCGCTGCTTTTTCTAATCTGATGTGGGAATATCTTCCGCCATGCCGATTTCAGGGCGATTTGGCGGGCCTGGGTTTTTGGTCCTCGCTTCTGCTGATTGGCGAGCTTATCCGCATAGTGTTTCATTGCCCGGTGCACTGCCAGCATTTCATTCCAGGTGAGTGTTAGCTGGTTCATTTGCTGGCCGTACTGCAGGGGGGATCGTGGTCGGGTTCTGCGGTCCTTCATCGCCGGCTCCTCTGCACCACGATCTTGTCCATCCGGGTATAGGTTGCCTTTGGCATGCCTCTGGCCGCCCGATAGGCAGCCCAGTGTGCGCGCGAGGCCTCGACCTGGGCCTGGAACCCAGCATAGGCGACCGGCCTGCGTACGAGCCCCAGCATGGCTCTGCAGGCTATTCCGCCGCGCTTGGGGACGTACCTCAATGCCGCCTCCGCTGCATGCGCTCGGAGCCGGTGCGGGCCCGGTTCCTGATCAATCGGGCCAGCTCGAAGGCCTGCTTGGGGCTGAGCACGAACCTCAATTGCCGGCCGAACACCAGCTCCACGTTGTTCTCCGCGTTGAGGCCAACGCCGATGTCGAACGGCTCGGGCTTGTGCTCGGCTGCCGGCTGCATGCTCATGAGCGTAGCACGTATCCCGGCTCCCGCTCCCGGAACAGCTCGGCGTAGCGCCCGAGAGCAATTTCGATCTCGAGCTCGTCCGCAGCAGCCCGGATGACGGAATCGGCCCACAGCAGCAGGCATTCGCCGCACATCAGGCCATGCGGCGTGGGATGCTCCATCAGTAGGCCGTGCGATGGACACCTCGTGCTCCCGGTCATTCTCAATCCGGCAGAGGCTCGTCCGGAGCCTCCTCGCTCTGCACCAGCTTGATCGCGCCGGCATGCGAATCCACCGCGTCCTCCCAGGTGTTGCTGCGGGCAATGTAGCTATCCCACACACCACCGGAGATCAGCGTCTCGAACAGCTCCAGCTTGTCCTCCGGCAACAGGCGCACATCGAGCCCCATGAACCTGGTGCTGATGCGCACATCGCCGAGCATGTCGTACGCCACACGCCGGTTATCGTCGTTCGCCATGAACGCCGCCCAATTCTCCAGACTCTCGCACAGAACCGGCTTGCGGTCGGCCAGGATGTACTTGTCCACCGTCAACAACCCTCGTTGAGCCATTGGCGCTGCATGGTCCTGCGGTGCGCCGTCAACTGGCCAGCAAGCAGCGCGCCGCGTGAGCCCTGATTGTAGTACTGCGCCACAGCCACCAGCCCGTACTCGTAGATCAGCGCCCGCACGTCCTTCGGCAGCTGATCGATCTGCCCCATGACATGCACCGAGGCACCTGCGGGCGGCGCCTCGAGCTCCCGCCCGGCCACAACCGGATGCAGATAGGCCTGCAGCCGCTGCCACGAACGGCGGCGGCGCTCCCGATATGCAGCCCCAGCCGAACGCATCGATCACTTGACCTCCACTGCCTTGGGCCGCGGCCGCGGCAACGGCACCTTGATCGGCTCGCAGGTGAACTCCGCCTCGGGCGAGAGCATCAGCCCCATGGCCATGCAATGCGACTTGAATGCAAACGTATCAATCGGCGCCCGCTTGCAGGACACGCCCGCAGGACCGCTGCAGACCAGCGCCATGAGCACCCAACGCATCGCACACCCTCGATGAATGGCCCGCCGTGAGGCTGTCTTGCCGCCAGCGTCCCTGGCGCCGATTTGCCTCCGCGGACCCTCGGAGCCTATCGGAGTCGGCTCCGAGACTGTGGCCTCGCCTTTCGCGGCTTGCGCCTGCGCCCCAGGCTCTCAGCGCCTTTTGGGCCCGGCGGACCCCGTGCCGGGGAAATAGCCCCAGCCATAAACCGGGTTCCATCCCCATCCGCCCTCGGGCGGCGGCGGCTTCACCATGTTGTCCTGCGGGGGTACATCCGGGGGACTGGTAGGCGGATCGGGCAGCACGATTGGATGCGTCGGGATTGGCGGCTGCCCCTCGATCGGCGGCGTCGGCGGCAGCACGATGGGATGCTCGGGACGCGGCGGCTCGCCCGGCTGTGCAGGGGGGATGATCGGCCCACCCCCAACGCCAAGCCCGGTCACCCAGGCATAGCCGACAATCGTGCAAGGCACCGGCTTGTCGCCGGCCGCCTTGCCCTTTGGAAACATGACGCCGTTGATCGTCACTGGTACTGCGGCCATTCAGACCTCCTATGTGTGATGGGAAGGACACGTACGCCTATTTTCGTGACAGCTCAATCCGACCTGTGCAATATATTTTCGTGACAGCTATTGCATTCTAGAAACCTGTCGGGTACATAGAACATACCAGACAGGGAGGCTACCAATGACCAAGGCTCTCGCTTACCTCCGCACCTCCTCGGCCACCAACGTCGGTGCCGACAAGGACAGCGACAAGCGGCAGCTCGCGGCCATCCAGGCCTATGCCGCGGCCAACGGAATCGAGATCATCGCCTCCTATTACGACGCGGCCGTGTCCGGTGCCGACCCGGTAACGGAGCGGCCCGGCTTCGCCCGGATGCTCGACCACATCGCCGGCAACGGCGTGCGCATGATCCTGGTCGAGAGCCCCGACCGTTTCGCCCGCGACCTCACCGTGCAGCTCATTGGCCACGACCACCTCAAGGCCATGGGCATCGCGCTGGTCCCGACCACCGCCCCCACCTTCTTCACCGAGGAGACCCCGACCGCCGTCATGGTCCGGCAAATCCTCGGCGCCGTCGCCCAGTTCGAGAAGGCCTCGCTCGTCGCCAAGCTGCGGGCCGCGCGCGAGCGCACCGGCCGCCTGGGCGGCATGCCCTCGATCGCCGAGCGCCGCCCGGAGGTAATCGACTTTGCGCTCAGCCTCCGCCAGTCCGGCGCCACCCTGAAGGAGATCGCCGAGCAGCTCACCGCCGCCGGCCACCTCACCAGCAAGGGCAAGCCCTTCGCCATGTCCCACATCCACACCATGCTCAAGGGGGAGTGAGATGAGCGAATTATTCCTGGTCATCGCGATCGTGCTGCAGATCGCTATCATCGTGCATCTTGTATCCTGAGAGCTTCCCCGGCGGTCAGTCTATAGGTAGCCAGCCGCCGGCAAGAAGGGCGCCCCCGGAGACAGTCGTCCCGGGGGCGTCAGTTGGCGTCAACAACGCACATGGAGACCACATGAAGAACCCATTGAGGAAAGATGATCCCGTCGTGTCCTTGCCGACACGCACGCCCGTCAATGTCGAGGCCGAGATCGCCGACATCGCCAGAACCGCCCGCCGCAACATCGGGCTAGGAGGTAGCCGGGAGATGGAACGCGCAAAGGAACTCCTCACCAGCGGCCTGACCGCCGCCTATGCCGACGGTGCCAGCGCCCTGGAGCATGCGATCGATGAGGCCAACAACGAGCGCGAGAGCCTCAAACGCGCCGTCGAGCAGATGGACGCCGAGATGGACCGCGTCAAACGCCAGTCAGCCGAGCACATCCTCCACCTCAAAAGCCGTTGCAGCGAGATCACCGCAGGCGTCGAGGCACGCTTGGCCCACCTGGGGCAGATGCTCCTCTGGCTCGAAGGACAGAAAGAGGCACTCCAGAACCCCCCGCAGCCGGCTCGCGCAGCTCTTGCACTTGAGAAACCTGTGGAGGAGCTAGCCGAGGACGAGCTGCCCAACCCTAACGGCTCGCGGCATCGATCGGAGTAGTCTCGGTCTCGCCCTTGCTGTTGGCACCTCGGCCGTACTTGCCGAGGTGCTTCTCCTTTTTGGCCATGCTGATCAGGCCGCGGCGCGCAAGCTGGTCAACCTGCTTGCCGCTCGGCCGGAACCCCGCCTGGGGCGTGTCGGGGCTCACCGGACCGCCATGCTGCCGGCGCGAGCGGGCGCTCATGCCGCCGGCCGAGGTCTGCTCCTTGGGCTCGGCCGAGCTGTCGCTCAGACTCGAGCTCGAGCTGCCGACCTGACCACCGCCCACCCGCTTGGAGTATTTCTTGCCCAGGCGCTTCAGCTCGTGGTTCGGGACCACCGCCCCTTTCTGCGTCGGGCGCAGCAGCTCGGGACCGCGTTGCCCGACCATCTGCATGCTGCCGTCCTGGTTGACCAGCGCCTCGGGGCCTCGCTCACCCGTCAAATAGGTCCCGGCGCCCTTGGGAGGCCCGCCCATGCGGCCGCCGCGGGCGTAGGGTACCACCCCCTTCCCGCCCGCACGCCGATCAACGGCACCCCCGTCCATGCGCTTGGGACCCACCGGGCCGCCGTGGGCGTAGCCACGCGGGCCTGGACCGAGTTCCCTCCGTTGCTGCATAATCGTGTTAAGACGATCGCGTAAGGCGGCTTGTGTGCTTTCCTGCGGACCAATCAATGGCGTCCCAACATCAAGGGAATGCTCAGCCTCCGACATGGTCGGCAACCCTGCTTGTGAACCCGGTTTATTTCGCAGAGGCACAATGGTCCTGCCGCCGGAATAACCACCCCCGCTGCGCCCACCACCTTCCGTGAGAGGCGCCCGACTCCTCGGCCTGCCAGAGGGGTCGTACGGCCCACCCTCGGCCCGCTTCTTCACCTTGGCCGGCAACCCCTTGAGGCTGCCCTCGCCATGCTGGCTGTGCTTGACAAACGACTGCGCCGCCTTCTTTGGAATGCCGAGCGTCGAATGGCCGGCTGCAGCCGCATGCATGGCCGCGGATTGCGCCTTGCTCTCATAGGGCATCAGAGGCCTCGCTTCTTCTTCGCCTTCTCCGAGATCAGCCCGCGCTTCTGCAAGCCGATGATGATCAAGAGATGATGTTTTTTGGGATTGACCGGCCCGCCCTTGGCTCTCTGCTGATGCGCCTTGAAATACTCGGCCCGCCGTTCCGGTGTCGTGTAATGCTCCAGTACCTGCGAGGCATTCTCCTCGATCGGGAGGCCCATACCCCTCACGGCACCAGGAATGCCACCAGCCCCCGCCGTAACCACGGTCTCGCCAGGAACAGGCGGCACATACCTCGCACCATGACTGATGTGAAACACATCAGGGTCCCCCGCATACGGGCCCCCACTCTGCCGGTGTACCGGCCCGCCCTTGGCAAACCGGTAGCGCAAGCCAGCACGGCCCTCGAACGGCGGCACGACCCCCCGGCGCTCCGGGTGCTCGACCTCGCCGCGCCCAAAGGCCTCCAGGCCACGCCCGATCGGCTGGCTCACCTCGCCCCGGTAACGTCGCGGCCCCTCGGGATCGCCGGCACTCAGGTCGAGCCTGGGCCGCACCGGCCCGCCCTCCTTCCGGCGGGCAAACGCGCTCGCCCGCGGCCTTTCACGCTGTGCCTGCCGGCGGTAGGCTATCAGCTTGTTGTTGTTCTGGACGGAGGTATCCAATGATCTGGCACCTGTATTTCAGCGATCGCAATCTTGCCGATGTCGTCCCCGACGAACGCTGGCCGGACATGTGGCGCATCCGCATCGGCGACCGCATTACCGATATGGTCAACCTGACCCGCGCCAAGGACGCAGCAAGGTTGCTTGCCGCAAATGAATACCCCGAATTGGTCGCCAGCGGCCAGCAGAGGCTCCGCTTTCATTGGAAGGTATCACAGAGCCCGACGGAAGCCCCGCCCGTGCGTTAATCCCTAAATCCTAGGGTCTCCTACCCGCCGCCCCATCCCACTGCGTCTGCCGCCCTGCCCGCTGCATGGGCGGCGCACCCCTCGCCGGGGGCCGGCCCGCCGAGACAGAGCCAGGGCTCTTCTTGCCTCCGCCTGGAGGATACGACCGGACCTGACCTTTGGTCATCGCCGGGCTGGTCCCACCGTGCTGCACCGGCTTCTGCAGGCCCGGGGCATCGATGTGATCTACATGGGTCGGCTGGAGCTGCCGCTTCATGAACCCACCGCGGCTCGGCTTGCCGCCGGCCCGGCCCGGGCTGCCCATGCCCTGCATCTTGTCGATCGTGTCGCCGGTCGCCGCCGACGTCCCGCGCTGCCGGCCGTACCCCTTGTCCGCCAACCCCTGCTTGCCGTGGAACGGCTCCTCCTGGGCACCGAACTTCGGGTTTACCCGCGTGCCCTTCGGGCCCACGCCATGCCGCCGGCCAGCCTTCTCGGAGATTTCACCGTACATGCCCATTTCCTTTCGTGTTTCGCGGGGTCCACCGATCACACCAATTGTTGTCCCGCACGAGACCGTTCACCAGCTCGCATTTCCGCAGGCTCGGCAAGATGTCGCGATCGCCGTACATCGCACACTGCTTGCAGCGATCGGCACCCACGCCATAGTCGACCTCGTTCTTCGCCAATTTGAACGCATCCTCGACGCCCTTGGCCTTCAGGATGCGGATGATCTCCTTGTCCTCGGGGTCGGGATCATCGAGCACCGGCCCGCACCACAGATCGCGCGGCGGATTGCAGCTCGTGCCCGTCGAGATGAAGCGGCGCTTGGCGCGCTTGAGCCCGGCAAGGATGCACTCCTCGTAGCGGTCGGGGTCGATCGGCAGCTTCCGCACAAACCGATGCTCGCTCGCGGTCGCCAGCCCATGCGCGCCCGGATAGGTCTGCACCGGATTGTCGCCCATCTCCATCGCCCACTCGCTATGCTCGTGCTCCTCCCAGGCATTGATGATTTGCGTCGGCGTCATCCCACGCACATAGATCACGCCATCCATCGCCTCGCGGTACGCAGTCTTGTCGACATAGACAGTCGCACCATCGACCGAGTTGCCGGCCGTATACGGAATGTCATGCAGGGTATCGACGCGATACCCGCGCGCGTAGAGGTGCGGCGTGTCAGCCTTGCCGAGCACCTCGGCGAGCTGGTCCTCGCCTTTGATTTCATACCGTAAATTACCTGTGCTCATCCCGCTCTCGCAAATTTGCCATGCAATTTCCTGGCAGCGATCACGTATGCAGCATGGGCTTCAACCTCGGTGCAGAAGGTCCTTATGGCCACCAATGCCACACCGCCCAGACGATCATCGCGATGGCCGCCGCGTAGGCCACCCAGAACCAACCCCATCCTGGCACGGGCACGGCGGTCACCAGCGCAGCGCCCAGTAGATGGCGGTGAGCAGCAGCAGCAGACCGCCTGCGGCGATGATGGTGCTCATGACTCCGGAAGCCAGCTCAATGCTGCCGTCCGGTCGAACGATGCGGACCCTGCCGCTCATGGCTCAACGCCCCTGCGCCAAGCAGACGGTACCTTCAGGGGGGCTGGGGGGTATGGCTGCTTGGCGCGCGCCATTCGTAAAAACGGCACTGCCTATCTGACATTTTTCAATTCACGGGTCAAGATTCCAATGCACCGCCAACCGGTGCAGCCCCGCCCGCAGCCGATCGTACTCCCAAGCCGGCGGATAAATATTCGCATCGCACACATCGCAGACCAGCGCGAACGTCTTGTAGCTCATCGCCATCAAGAGCCGCTCGGCCTTGAGACGCCGCATGATGACGTCACGCTCGGTCTGCGACAGCTCCCGTCCGAGCGGCGTATCAACATCAGGAGAGTTGGCGTGCAGCCCGTGCTCCAGACTCGCCGAGTGGCTGCTCGACGGGCCACCGGTCGCCGCGTGGTACTTGAGGCTGAGCCCGGCCCAGCGCTGGCCGGCGGCAACGTGATACGGCTGGATGTGCCGCCTCAACGCCAGAATACCAAGCGGCGAGCCAAACAAGGCGTTGCCGTACCCCTCGATCGCATCATCGATGATGCGCTTGATCCGCGTCGGCGCCCACTCCCGCTCCCCCTTGCGAGAGACCCGGCCGTTCGCTTCCCGCGCTCCCGTGCGACGTCGACGTCCCATCAGCCGGAATTTGCCCCGAGCCGGCCGATTCGCGCAATGCCATCCACTCCTCCCTGGCATGCCGCCGCGCCGTGCTCCGCTCCACCCAGGCGCGCAGCCGCATCACGCAGAGCCAGCAGGCTCCATACAGCCCGGCTTCGCAGTGCCCGCAGACCGGCGCCTCGTAGGCCTCGCACCGATCGAGCCACGTCCGCCACTCACGAGCTCTTTTCGCCTTCTCTCTTTGTGCCAGGCGATCTGCTGCCCGATCACCCAGTCCCTTACGTGGATTGATACCTCCTTCGCAGGGGTCAACCTTTCCGCTCCATCCGGCGGCCAGCGTCCGAACCTGGCGCGGTACTTCTGCGCCACCCACCCCGGCTTCGGCGCCTTGCCCTTTGCCGCCTGCTCGTTCCACCATGCCCGTAGCTCCAGATAGAACTGCCGGCGCTGCTGCGGCAGATCAAGCGCACACCACTCATCGAGCGTCATCCAGGATTCTCCCGATTTGCTCGATCGTGTCCGACATCGCCTTCGAAGCGTCAATGACAATCCTGATTTTTTTCGGCAACAGAAAATCTTGCAATAAATCCACATCACAGCAATCATACCCATCCATGTAACGCGTCCCCGGTGTCAAATCGTGCCCCTCTCCAGCAATCAATCGCCCCCTCCTGAAATCTTTTTTCCATATCCACTTCCAGATATTAAACAGCGGTGACTCCCCTCGTACCAATACGAGAGCATCAAAATCCTTGCTGTCAAAAAAATCATTCTTGTTGATCGGCCAGATCAATCGATGCCCATGAGCCGTATGCTTCACATCAAACTTGATCTTGTGAAAAACATCGAATCCCGGATCAATCTCGCCTGACCAATTGACAACAGCTTCCGGATCACACCCGCACCAGATGGCAAACGCCACTTCCGCCATCTTGGCCTGCGCCTGCAGGCCAATGTTTTTCTCGGCTCCATGACTGGAAACAGCCAAGGATGGCGCATGCTTCCCAACCGCATAATCACAAACTATCTTACGTGCATGCTTCCAGCATCTCGCAATCCACACATCAGGCAGCCGAACGTCGTTCGGATTCGTATCCGCAAACAGTCCATCCATCCACAGGCCCTCGCGCAAAATGCTCGATACGGGTCCGAGCATCAAAGTCCGGGTACATCAACTCGATCTCTTTCCTGATCTGTGCAGGCTTCGCACTGTGCTCACCACGCGGGTACATCAGCACGGATACTGGCTGATACTGCGGTCCCGGCATCTCGCCGGATATCCCGTAAAGCAGCAACTCATGCGCATTGCGGAACACCAGTCCCATCCCAGGAATCGGTGTCCCTTCCTTACCCAACTTCACCCACACGGCATGTGTCTTGTAGGCAAACCCCCAAGCTGACATCACCCTGAGAGCACGATGCACGTTCGATGATGTGCACCACAAAAACAGCGCCGCATCCTTGTGGGCAAAAATGTCGTAAGCGATGATCTCCTCATCGCTCATCACCGGGTAATGCTGGCCCGGTGTCTTATCGATCCCCTCATCACTGTAGGTCTCGAACGTCCATGGCGGATCGGCATAAATAAGCGGGAATCGCTGCGACCCATCCATGGCGCTAACCTCAATGGCCTTGGCATGAATCGCTAGATGCCGCGTCCTGCGCACAATCTTGCTGCGCAGCTTTGCCGCATCCCGTCGCTCCATCCCGCAATGGATTGTCCCGTCCTCGATGCGCGCGCGGATAGTGGCCTCATCAAGCTTGGTCAGCTCGTAAAGTGTGCCCCAGGACGGGGGTAAATACGACACATGTGTCGCATTTGAAATCACAGGGTGATCGGCAATTGCCATCAACCGCTGCGTAGTACGGGGACTAAACGGTAAATCAGTCTCGATCATTGCCAGCCACTCGCCATGCACGAGCTGCTGCTTCGCCTCAATCAGGTCGTGCCCAATCTCGAAGACCCTGTCCCGCGCATCGCCTATCATCGCGTTCCACCGTTCCGCGATCCGTTTTGCCCATCGCGCGCGCGTCAGTACGAGACTCATCTCACCTCTTTCCCTTCCACGTTGTGACTCAACTTCCATGTTTTTTCCGCCAGCCTCTCGGCTAGGGTCGAGTTACGCCCAGGCCTGCAGCACCGGGCCCCCTTGCGGGGATGCTGCAGACCTAGGCCTTACGCCCGGGCGCCCTACGGGCTCTTCCCAGGCGAGTACGCAACCCGGCTACTTCCAGCGCGGCCCGGAGGCCGTGCTAGCTCGCTCGGCTCCCGGGCTCAGGCCCACCGTGTCGATTGTGGCGAGATACCCCCCGATCGACGGTTACAGCCCGCGCAGCCGGGTGTCGTTGCTGCGTCCACCGCGCGGCAGTCGCAAAACCTTCTCTTGACGGGGGTTTCAGGGGAGGGCATATGGAATTAGTCCTCCGTGGGGCCTGTAAGCCCGGAGACACACTAAACCGTCCTACAGACGGTGAAGCCCGCCGAGTTGCTGCGGCGGGCTTTCTCTTTGGACCGATTCGGAGGCTTGAGTCTAGCCCCTCCAGCCGGGACGGCTGACCGCCATATGATGTGCGCAGTACGGGTGTGGACCCACTACCCGTTGTGCCGCACAGAATCCAAAGTCAGGGAGGTGGGGCTCGCCGATCGGCCATCTGCACTCATGATTCTCCAGCTCCCAGAGGCGCTTGAGCCTGGGCGGGGCATCATCAGCATCGCTGATCAGCACGATTTCCTCGGGTTCTGGAGGGGGCGCGGGTATTTCCGGGCGAATCGGCCGGCTTGGGGCATTGAAGGAGGCCGCCCGGGAAGGACGAGACGGCCGCCGCGGGCGGGGCTTAGACTCGGTCTCCTCGGTCTCCTCGGCCTTGGGCCGCGTCTTGGCTAATCCCATGCGCATCACCTTACCAGCAACCGCATTCCTTGTCGTGTTGAACTCTTTTGCAATCTGCCCGTAGGGCGCACCCTCCGCAACAAGATTCTTTAGCCGTGAGATTCTTTCTTCACACCAGCGCATTGCTGATGGCATGGCGCGTCTCCATTGGGCTGGATGTTATAGGTGGCGGCGATTCTGGTCCGCTCCGCCATGACCTCCCCTTTGAGTCGCATTAGCAGCGCAGCAAATTTTCCATCCTCCGATCGCAGGTTGTCAATCTTGCGCACCGCATAAAGGATGGTGGTGTGATCGCGGCCACCGAACATTCTGCCGATCTGCGGCAGCGAGCGGCCTGTGCACTGGTGGCTCAGCCACTGGGCAATCTGCCGCGGCCTTACCACCGCTTGGTGGCGCTGCTGCGAGATCAGGTCGCCCAGGCTGAGATCGAATTCCTTGCAGACGATCCTCTGGATGATGCCGATCGTCCCCACCCCGGTCAGCTCCCGTGCTTGCCGTATCAGCTCCAGCCGCCAATGCTCGCGCTCCTGCTTCAGCTTCTCCACCGCAGTCCGCAGGCGCTCCTGCTCCCTGGCGAGGCGCGCATTGTCCTCAATGACCCGCTGCATCCACTCCCTTTGCCGTGGCATCAGCCTCTGCGCGCGCGCCGCCGCCACTGCCCGCTGCAGTCTGTCCATCACTCGCCTCCCACGATACACGATGCACAACTGGAAGTCCGGGATAGCCTCGCTCCCAGACAAACCACGCAAAGGGAATGGATGATGTAGACCGCCGGCCTTTCCAGCCATGCCGGTGCATCATCGGCAGTCGCTTGCGGAATAGGTAGATGCGCGCGAGGCCGGCGTTCTCCAGGATGGTAGTGCGGCGCTCGCTCTCCATGAACGCCCAGCGCAGCAGCATGATCACTCTCTCAGGAGCAAGCTTGAGCGCATGGCGCACGAACTTGTCGGCCTGATTGAATGGAGGATTGGTGATAATGAATTGCGCCGGACAGCGCGTTGCCTTGAGAAAATCGAGAAGGCCGGTTTGCACCGTGCCACCGTAGTCCGTGATGTCGGTCGCCAGCACCTTGTAGCCGGCCTCAATCAGGACTCGGCCGATGGCACCGGGGCCACAGCACGGTTCCCAAACCCGATAGAATGGCAGTTGCTCGTGCTTGAGCAGTGCGATCGTGGCCTCGGGCGGGGTCTCGTACAGGTCAATGCCGCGCTCCTTGTGAGGATGACGGCCGGCGTTTGCCGAATGGTCTGGCATCATGTTTCCTGCGCAGTTCTTCCAATCCTTCCTTGAGCGGACGGCCGGCGATGTCATTGGCCATCAGCTTTCCGAGCGTGTTCATGTCGTCATACTCGACGTTTGGGAGCGCACGTTCCTCGGCGGTCAGACCGCCCTTGAATTCCGATAAGAGATGATGATCCTTGCCGGGAAGCGTGATGCGTACGTCGTAGCCCGCCCAGGTGAACTCCTTCTCGCCGCGGAAATGCATCTTGACCACCGAACCGTCCTCGCGCATGTGAGCCCGCACGACATGAAACACGCGCCGACGTGCGCCGTTTTCGGTCAAGGTGATGTCGCGGTCCTTGAAGAAATAGCTCATGCGCCGCACATCCACGCCAAAACAGCCGGCCATGTCGTCCTTGCTCACGCCGACCCTGATCATGGAGCCGGCCCAGGCGGATTCCATGATCTCGATGCTGTTGCAGAACAACCATTTCAGATGCAGTTGCGCGGTGACACCGTACTGGCTCGCCCAGTCCTTGTAGAACTCCGGATAATGCCAGCTACGCACCCGGATCGGCGTCTTCGTGTGCTCCTTGTGGCCGTTGCGCCTACGCTTGGGCTCGGCCCATGCGGTCTGTGTTTCCAGGATGCGTAGTATCCTGATGTCGGTGCCGTCACGGCTGATGAACACCGCGTAGTCGGTCGGCACACCGCCGCGTTTCTTGTCCTTCTTGTCCTTCTTGTCATCGATGTGATCCCACCAGATCGTCATCTTGTAGGTGTCGCCGCCATGCACCGGCTGGATGACCGGCGATGGCCGCTCGTACTTCGTGAAATACATGAACTTAGGAATCCAGATGTGCGGCCGATCCGGGTCCGGTGATTTCATGTTCTCGCGCTTCTCGGTGAGAAAGTCGGTGCCGTAGGCGAAGCAGCCAAAGCCAGGACGGTTTTTCAGAAACGACGACGGCAGCACGCACTGGGCGCGCATGACCTCGATCTCACGATCGGTCATCCGCTGATCTTTCTTCTCATCGTCCCAGCGGCCGACGTGGCTGGTCATGTATGGCACGATGTAGGCACCGATTTGCCGGTAGAGCGAATAGCTGTCGGGATCGTGCTTCTGCATCCGGCGCAGGTACATGAAATACCTTTCCATCTGGTCGAGGATGGTGTCACGGAACGAGAACTGCCCGTACTGCTCGCTGTTATGGTAGAGCACCTGCTCGCCGCTGATCTCGTGATTCCAGACGAAGCTGTCATCGTCGTGCGTGAACCCGGTGACCGGCTCCGAGAGCACCTCTGGCTCGGCCGGCTCCTTCGGCGGTCGAGGAGCCCGTGGTGGTCGCGGTGGCAGCTTGCCCTTCGGCTTGATGAACTTGTCGTGCCGGCGGCGCGCCCGTTCCATCGCTCGGCGCTGCGCGCGGTTGTACTTTTCCTCGTAGGTGTCCGCAGCCGGCGGCTCGATCGCTGGCGCGATCGGGAGCGGCTCAGGCAGGGGCTCTGGTTGCCTGACCTCGATGATTGGAGGAGGAGGAACCGGTGGCGGCGGCTTGCGGAACCACCGTCTCCAGGTTACCGGGACAACGTGCCAGAGGTTGGCCAGCGATTGCCAGAACTGCATCAGGTGCTCTCAAACAGTGCGGCAAGGTCCGGCCGCAGCTCAGCCGGCGAGATGCCGGTGAGCCTGGAGATCCTCGGCAGCAGCTCGACGTCGATGTTCCGCCGCCCGGATTCCCAGCGCGAGACGGTGATCGAGTAGACGCCCAGGCGGATAGCCAGCGCGTTCTGGGTGAGCCTCTTCTCCTGCCGGTACCGGCGCAGCGGGTGATCCTTCATTTTTCCACCTTAACCCCTGGCGGATGAGTTGACAAGGCTCAACCACGCTGGTATAGGGAGGGCTCATTCTCTGGGAGGAGAAAGATGGTCTACCGCAAGCAACTCGAACACGAGCTGTCCCAGGCCGAGATCAAGGCCTGGGATAGCCTGTCCCGCTACAAGTTCCAGATGTTCGGCTACTGGGCCGCGATCTGGGTGCATCTGAACAAGATCGGCGAGTTCAAGCGGCCGAACCCATTCAAGGGGCTCGTCAAGGCAGCTCGTGAGCAGCAAGTTCTCGCCGAACAAGTCCTGCCGGCGTATCTCGCTGTCGAGCCTGCCGACAAGATGACCGATGCCGACCGCCACTATCAGGCCGGCTATGACGATGCCGTGGCCTACCTCACCAAAGAAGAGGGCCGCTACGAAATGGGCTGCGCCATCGAGCGCGCGAGGGGGGAGTGATGAGCTGGGCCTATGCCACAAGCCCCTGCTTCGGCTGTGGGCGCGTTTTTTCCTACAACCCCATTCATGTGCCCAGCATCCGCATCAACGCCAATGGGCAGCCCGCTGTGGGCCGCCTGGGCACCCGCGAGCCGATCTGTGAGGCCTGCGTGACCGCGGTGAACCCCCGGCGCATCGCCAATGGCCTGCCGCCGATCGTGCCACACCCCGACGCCTATGAACCCTGCCGGGAGGAGGAGCTGCCATGATCAAGCACGCGATCGTCGCCTTCCTGCTCAGCGGCGTCTTTCTGATGATGATGATGGCAACCGTGATGGTGGCGCCATGAAGGCCACAGAAGCAGAACAATCTTGGCAACTAATCAAGAAGCTTGGCTACACCGACGCTCGCCAGCGTGCGCTCGACAACATCTACGGTTCGTTCTCATGGGGTGGTCAGGCTTATTGGAATCGCGTCTACGACTGCATGGAGAAGTTGTTGCTGGAGCAGCTAGGAGAAGAAGCGTGACCCCCGAGGCTCGCGAGACCATCATGGACTGCCTCACCAAGCGCGAGGAGCTGCTGCAGGAGCGCATCAGCGTCTGGCAGGAGCGCGGCGGCAGGATAAAGAGGCACCTGAAAAACGAGATGATCGCCGACGCGCTGGACGAGATCGAATTCATCCAGGCTGCGCGCCGGGAGCTGATCATCGACCAGCTGCCGCAGGCCGTGGCCGAGGAGATCGGAATATGACCGAAGGCGAATTCTCGGTCTGTCAATTCTTTGTCGATGGCAGCTACGAGTATGCGCGCCGGTTCGTGCCGGCGCGCGAGGCCGTGCTCGCCTTTCTGCGCTACACCAACAACGTGGTGGCGCGCCTGGGCATCGTGACCGAGCGGGTCATCCTCACCAACGGGGACGACACCATCGCCATGGAGTGGCAACGAGGGAGGGGCATCACCTTTCCGCCTGAGGCTGTCGGCCGGCACCTGTTGCCGGACTGGGAGAAGAGACTGGGATCAGAGGAGTACTGAATGCACAGCTACATCAAGACCGATGGGCTCTACACCGTCGGCATCTACCACCCGCGGAATTACGACGATGGCACCGTAGCCTGGGAATGGTACGGCCTCAAAGATTTCACACGCGAGTACGATGCAGCCGCATTCGCCGCCTTCATGAATGGCGGCGGGGACGTCACACCGATGGATGCCGCCCGTTTTACCGAGCTGCACCGCCTGCCCTCACAGGAACAGCAAGATGAAGAGACCACTGCGTAAACCCCGCTCCGCACCCGCACCCGCGGTCGCTAACCACGGTGCGGAGGCCCCCGCCGGCTACTCCTCCCAGAGCAAGCCGGTGGGGGACATTCTGAAGGAACAGGCAGAAATACGCCGGCTGAAAGAGATCAAAAGGAAACAGCAAGATGAGCGTCACAAACGGTGAACCCAATCTACCCGCGGTGCAGCGAGCGGACATCACCCCGCTGACACTGCTGCGCGAGGCGATGCTCAGCGGCAACCTCGAGATGTTCCGGGCGTTGCGCGACCTCTACCAGGAGGAGCGGCTCGACGCCCGCAGGATCGCGTACAACCGCGCCTTCGCCAAGGCGAAGTCTGCCTTCAAGCCGATCGTGAAATTGACCAAGGCAAGCTTCGGCCCGGGCAAGGCCAGTTACTTCTATGAGACCCTTGACGATGTCGTTGATGCCGTGGTGCCGGGATTGTCCAACAACGGTCTCGCGCACAGCTGGAAAACGGTCAATTCACCGGATGGATTAGTCTCGGTCACCTGCGTGCTCGCGCATGAGGACGGCTACAGCGAGGAGGTGACGCTGATGGCGGCGCCTGACAAATCGGGCAACAAGAACGACATCCAGGCCGTGCAAAGCGCTATTTCGTATTTAATGAGGTCCACCCTGAAGGCGAAGTGTGGACTCGCTGCGGGGTTTGATGACGACGCGCATGCGGCCGGCGGCAAGGCCGAGGACGCTACCGAGGACGCTACCGAGGACGCTACCCCGATTTCAGCCCAAGACATCCAGAAAATTGCCGATCGGATGGAAGAGCTGAGCGTCCGCCAGGGAACCTTCTTCGAGGTCATGTCGTACCACGCAGGCTACAAGGTCACCCAGCTCAACGAGCTGATGGCCAAGCACGTCCCGTTCGCCATGCAGAAGTTCCAGGACCTGCAGCGCAGGAGGGCCGAGAAAAAATGAGCAAAACAAGCGAGGTCGATACACTCACCGCAGTACTGGGCGAACTCATCGAAGAGGTGCTGGGCCGCATCAATCCGTCCAAGGCCCGTGCCAGGGCCGCCATCGGCATCTTAACCAAGGTGATGTCGATTGCCGGATATACAGTGCAGCAGGGGATGATTGCAGACGGATTCGATCCGGGCACGCAGTTGGAATGCGCTCAGCGGGCCGTCAAATACGTGATCGACCGCCTGCAGGAGAGCGGCACGACCGGTCAAGAGCTGCATTGATGCACATCGTCGACTGCGAACAGCGCTCTCTGGAATGGTTCCAGGCCCACATGGGCATCCCGACCGCCTCGGTGTTTGCCGAGGTGATGATGCAGCATGGCCGGCGGAAGGGCGAGCCCAGCCTGACCCGGGCCATGCTGGTGCGCCGCAAGGCCGCCGAGCTCATCACCGGGCAGCCGGATCCCCGCAACTACACCAATGCCAACATGCAGAGGGGGGCCGACATGGAGGACGAGGCACGGACCGACTATGCCTTTCTCAACCCCGACGCCCAGATCACCCGGGTCGGCTTCATCCGCAACAGCAAGGCCGGCTGCAGCCCGGATGCGCTGGTCGACAGCAACGGGATGCTCGAGATCAAGACCACCTATCCCGATCTCCTCCTCGAGCACCACAACAAGGGTGAATTCCCGACCGAGCACAAACCGCAGGTCCAGGGGCAGCTCTGGGTCGCCGAGCGCGAATGGTGCGACCTGGCCGTTTACTGGCCGGGAGTGCGGTCGTTCATAATCCGCGTCCACCGGGACGAGGACTACATCAAGGAGATCGAAAAGGCGGTCGACGATTTCAATGCCGAGGTTGCCAGGCAGGTAGAGCTCTATCGCAAGGGAGGGTGACATGGAGCACTGGGTGATCATTATTGTGCTGACGAGCGGCCTCGCCCTGCCCTTGAGCGATTTCACCAGCGAGCTCGACTGCAGGGCCGGCCTGGAGGAAATGACGTTCACCAACGGTGCCTGGGGCGGCTGCATGAAGGTGGACGACGCCCTGCTCTCCGATCGTGAGAAGCGCGGGCGCGCCCCACTGCGGTTCAAGAGAAAGGTCCGGCAGTGAAGCCCATCCGCTACCGGTGGATCTCAGGCGCCTGGGTGCCCTTCCCTGCCTTTAGGGAGGCCGCCGATGCGGAATTCGTGGAGGGTGAGGGGTGCTGGCTGGACGTCCATCGGGACCGCTCCCAGGCCTCCCACGGGCATTATTTCCTGCGGTTGGCCGAAATATGGGGAAACCTGCCGGAAGAGCTCCAGCTGCGCTTTCCGCATCCCCACAATCTGCGCAAATGGCTGCTCATCGAAACCGGCTGGTGCATCGAGATGGAGCCGTTCCCGATGCGCACCTCGGAGGCCGCGCTGCGCCTGGCGCACGAGCTCAGCCGGCAGTACCCGGACGATCGGATATATGTGGAGCCGAGCGACACCCGGTTGGTGCGCTGGTTCCAGGCCAAGTCGCAGAGCATGCGCGCAATGGGCAACAAGGACTTCCAGCGCAGCAAGAGCGACGTGCTGGACAGGGGTGCGGAGCTGATTGGGGTCAGCCGCGAGGAACTGGACCGCAATGCCGGACGAGCAGCCTGAACTACTGATCGACTGGATATACCGCGACACCTTCCGGGCACCGCGCAACCCGGAACTGCGGCGACTGCTGACCAGCGCGCGGCGCTGCGTGCTCAGCGATGAGATGGCTGCTTTCCTCTATACGCTGATGGTCGAAATCTATGCCGGCAAGCCCGGTAAGTTCCTGCTGCGGAGAACCCATCGCCGCCTCGATGATTGCCGGCATTTTTCCCGCCTGCCGCATCGGCTGACCTGGGTCGAATACAGCCTCAACGCAATGTTGGTGCGCGAGGAGGAGACGAAGGGACAGCCGATCGAGACCCGATCCGTGATGTATCAGGACATAGATGATGGTGTGCTCCGTTATTCCGACATCGATCACCATATGGTGCAGAGCACGCAGCGCCGGCCACGCCGAGTCGGTTGGTTGCTCATGCAGCACGACAAGATCGAGACAGCGTTCCGTGCGGACTATTTCATCGGTGGACTACCCCCAAGCGGCAAGCCAAAGTGGACAAAGACCAATATGTCGCTGATCTGGTGCCCCGACGAAGAACCAATGCCAGTGTGGCCGGGACCTTTCGTCCAACAATTGTCAGCACTCATCTTTCCGAGCAGGGCGGAGGACCCAGAGTACCAACACACTGAGGGCCTGACCCAGTCAGAGTACGTAACCGGGGTACGCGGATACGAGCGCGACAATGTCGGCATGCTGTTCTTTGACAGAACCAAAAGTAACTTACCCGATCTGGCGACCGGCCGAGCGCGCATGATCTGGGCCTTCCTCTCGACCTTCAATAAGGTACCGATCGTCGGCGAGCAAAAGATCGTACCGTCGCGCGGCTTTGTCGCCCGCGGGGCCTACCACCGCTTCCTTGAGCACAAGGTTCTGACCATCAGCGTTCCGGAGAAGGCCGGTCTGCGTAAGGTCGCGCGACAGGCTCTTGCTGTCATACGTCGTCGCGCACATCAGGTACGGGGCCACTGGCGCGATGATTGGAAGCTGCCCAAGGGCAACAAGTCGCTATGGATCGCCGAGCACCAGCGCGGCGATGCTTCGCTCGGCTTCGTCACGCACGACTACAAAGTCGAGCATGACACGCCTTAGGACGCTGTTAGCGTCGGCGTTACTCAGTCGGGGGGAGATAGCCTGGAAGGACGCCGTAGCGATGGGCGAGGATAATTTCCTCAGTCTGTATGAGTTCCATCACGTCAAGCGGCGCGCAGAGGGTGGGGAAGACGATTTTCATAATCTCGAACCAATGCTCTATACCGAGCACCGCAAACGAACGCGCGAGATCGATCTAAAAGAAATAGCAAAAAACAAGCGCCTGCGCCGAAAGCATGCAGAGCACCTTAATCGGATGGCGATGAAGGACCGGTAGGCTTCTCCGGATCGCCGTCAGTCGGCGGCGGCTTCTCGCCGATCCATCGCGGTGCCGGCGAGCCACCACCGCGGGTCTTGTCGGGAATGATACACTTGGCCAGCAGATCGCGGGTCTCCGCATGCTCCTTGAAAATCAGCCGGCCCAGCTCGGCGCGCTGCCGATTATTTTCAATCCCCGCATACCAAAGATATCCGAGCAAGATAAAATTGCTCAATATCATTGCGAGGGTAAGAGGCTGTGATTCCAGCACATGCACGACGCTGCGGACGGTTGAGCCGATCTCCTCGACGGGGCCGCCAGGGTTCATGTCACGCCAACCATGGTGATGCTGTCCACATAGTCCTGGACAAGCTTGAGCATCTCTTCTGCCTCGGGCATCAGCTCGACTTCATGGCGCGTAACCGGCCCGTAATGATTCGCGAGATTCCGAAGGGTCAATGCATGTGTCTCCACCGCGAAGGCGGGACAGTGCTTGCACAGATACTGAAAGGTGTAGCCGGCGCCTGAGCCGTAGCAGCTCCACTCGCTTGAGCTGCAGCTCACATCCTCCTCGAAGGCGGAGAGATAGCAGAGCTGCTCGTTGGCCGGATCGTCGAACTCCTCCATCAGATCATCGAACTCAGGGTCAGAGGCGCTGTGTGCATTGTAGCTGGTCTGAAACAAGCCCGCTTCCGCAGTGTCCGATTGAACATTGCTCGCCGATTGATCCCGACCTTCACAGTGCCGTCCGCTCGACTCGCGCATGCCGCTGCCGAGCATAAAGGCGTATAGATGACGTAGCCGGTCGCTGGCGTGAGTGCCGGACTCGTTGGACATATGATACTCGTCAAATTCGCTCCTGTAGATTTGGAACACATCTTTGTCAGACGATGTACGCGCCTTGCTCATCTCTAGCAGCGCTGGATGCTTCACTTGAAGCTTGCGGTAGGACTGCGCGAAAGCCAGCGCCATGCCTTTCGTGTACCCTGCAGGCGCCTGTCCGCGATCCTCCCAGTAGTAGTCGGCAATCTCTGCCTGTGCTGCGATGCTCTTGATCCTCTCCTGCTGCGCCGCCGTAAACGCGCCCGGAGGCGGAGGCGGAGGCGGCACAGGGGGTTTATGTGCATAAAGGGCTCCCCAGGTCTGGTCGCCAACTATTCCATCGCGATCGAGCCCGCGTGATTGCTGATACTCATAGACAGCATCCTCGGTGATCGGGCCAAAATCGCCATCGATCGTGCCGTCGAAACGCGGCAGCATCTGCTGCAGGTCCTCGACGTTCGGGCCCTCGTCGCCTTTGCTGATCATCGGGCGGTCGCCCAGCGGAACGTCATAAGGATTGTCAGGACGGTCGGGCCTGTCCGGGCGATCGGGCCCAGGCGGCTGCGAGCTGATAGTCTCGCCGCTGATGCTCTCGGCAATGGCGATGCAGATGTTGTCGAACGCCTCGTGATAATTGTTGGAGTCACCTGTGTGGTCGCAGAAAAAAACCTCTAAAAGCACGGCCGGCTTGGACGTGTTGTTCAGGAAGGCAAGGTCGGTGCGCTTTTTTGCTCCGCGGTTGGTGAAATCGCCGGCCTCGCTGATCGCTGCCGACACTTCGGCGGCGAGGCTCTGCTGCGTCAGAAACAGCACTTCTGTCCCATGCGCGCTGTGGTCGTAGCAATTCAGGTGGACCGACACGTCGAGGTCGCGTGTTTGTTTGTTGTGCCAGTTACAGATGGCGTCCAAATTTTGGCTGACTGACGTTGAATGGTCGTCGTGGAACTTCACACAGCCGAGCAGCTCGGCCACGCGATCGACCATTTTTCTGGCCTCGTCCACTTCATCGACCTGCGGCGGGACGGGATTGCCGCGGGCGCCGCGTATGTGCAGCCCATGCCCTGATGATATCGCGATCTTGCGCATGTCAGTTACTCGCCATGGTGACCCAGTTGGTGCCGTCGCTCTCCAGGATGGCCCACTTGGTGTTGGTGGCGGCCAGGATGGCCGTGCCGGCTGTGGTGCTGCTCTGTGGCACGACGCCCTGCCCCCCGGCCGAGGAAGCGCTGACCACGGTGTTGTTGGTGATGGTCTTGATGCGCAGTTGACGGCCAAGGAAATTGGCCGCGTTGGGCATCGTCAACGTCACCGTGCCGGCGAAATTGGCGATGATGTCGGTATCGGAGCCAAGCACGGTGTAGGTCGCGCTGGTCACCGACGTCGGGCCGGGCGGCTGGACATCCGCAGCCATGACGACCCAGTTGGCGCCATTGCTCTCCAGGAGCGCCGACTTGCCAATCGTTGCCGCCAGGATGGCCGTGCCGGCAGAAGTGCTGCCGATCGGCACCACGTTGCTGCTGGCCGAGACGACCGTGTTGTTGGTGATGGTCTTGACGCGCAGCTGACGGCCGGTGGAGGCGGAAGCTGTCGGCAGCGTCAATGTCACCGTGCCGGCAAAGTTGGCGATGATGTCGGTGTCGGCACCAAGGATGGTGTAGGTTGCGCCAGTGACCATCGTCGGCCCGACCGGCTCGGCAGCTACAACGACATAATTTGCAGTGCCACTTAGAATCCCGGCTAATACGCTATACGGGCCTCCACCGCTGCTAATGATTGCTCCTGGCGTGGCGACGTTGGCGTCCTGAACCGTCGCCAGCATCCCACGACTAGGGCTTGTCGTCAGCTGGTCATAAGTAAGAACAGGCGCTGCCCCGAAAGGCAGCGGGAGAAAATCCCCTCCACCGTTCCCGAATACAGAACCAAGATTGTACCAGCGGCCGTTACTTGGGTTGTTGGTCACCAGCGGATTGGCCAGCGTCGTCCCGATGACGCAGCCTATGGCCAGTGCAATGCCGCGTGTAAACGGGGGCGGAGTGGGATTGCCACTCATGTCAATGAACAGATCGAGCGCGGTGACGGCACCTACGTTCTCGAACGCAACATTCTGAACGATAAGCGGGCCGCGATTTCTGAAATAGATGGCATGACCGTCAGCGTTAAGCCCGCTACCCGCAAAGCGACCATTCTCAAGGGTTACAGCCCATGCCGCTGAGGCAGCAACATCACTCTCCAGCAATCGAGGGGAGCCCTCGACGTTGAAATCTTTGATGCTGATAAAATCATCCACTGTTCCCAGCCAAAAATCAGCCTTGGTATTGCCGCCGCCGCCACCGCCCTTCCAAATGTAAGAGCCCCCAAACCCGCCGTTCTGCGCAGTGGTGATGCCGTATTGGCCGATGCCGTTGCCGCTGAAGCCGCAATCAATGAATGAGTTGGTCTTAGATTCTGCCTGCTCGATGCTGTACGCAGCTGTCTTGTAGTTATTCACCCCTACGCGCGTGAGCTTATGAAATTCATTGTTGTCGCCCGGAGTATCTCCTGTCGCGCCAATCCGGATGCCATATGCCATGCCGATGCCGTCAGTCCCCTCGATGTTGATATCTTCCCAGATACACGCCGTCGTGTTGATAACGCCGTCAACATGATTCGCCCTCGTGGTCCAGAAAGCAGCATTGGCTTGGTTGGATTGGCTGATGGTGAGGCTGAAATTTCTGAAGGCGCAAAGTTGACTGCGCGTCAGCTTGAACACCGGAATGGCACTGTTGTTCCCCGTCCACTGCAGGCTTGTTCCACCCCCCGGGTTGCCTATGCCGCTGCCGGTAAAAGTAACACCGATGCAGAGATTCAAGTAAATAGTGCCTGAGATATTGATGGTACCTGGAGCAAATACGAAATCGAGGTTGCGGCTGGTCAGCGTGATGGCGTTGACGGTCGCGCCGTTGGCAATATTGACGATCGTGCCGTCCGGCAGGCTGTCAATGACGGCCTGGGTGAGAGTGCCGCCAAATTGGCGAGTATCGACGTAGCCGGTGTGGGCGATCTGCCACCATTGACCGTCCGCGGATTGGAACCCGCCAGTGGTCGTACCAACCGCGGGGATGTAGAGCGCTCCACCGCCATCGCCGGCTGCCGCGTACCCCTCGGTCAACACAAAGGGTGTGGCGGGTGCAATGACCGCACTGATTGCCACGGCCCTGCTGGCAAATACGGTGGTGCCGGCTCCGCCGCCGCCGCCGAGGACGCTCGACAGCGCAATCCGCGAGAAAGAGCTGCTGACTGAATTCCAGGCAGTAAAGAACTCGTGTGTCGGATCGGCGAATGGAGGGGTTTGCAACGCCAGGGGCGCCACGTTGTACGACACCGACCAGACGCCGTTTTGCTTGTTGATGACGATCGGCCCGATACCGGTGACGAGCGCCGGGAAGGGCGCGTTGGAAGTGTAGCGGACAGAGGCCGGAGGCGGCATCAGTTGGTCACTCCACCCTGGATCACCGGCAACGGCGCCAGGAATATCTGTCGCGTGTTGACGGTGTCGGTGAAAGTCAGTGCGGCAACGTAGGTCCCGTCACCGTTGAGTTGCTTGAACTGTGATTCGGGAATGGTGATCTGGATGTTGCCGAGACCGGTGATGAAAATGCCGTTGCCCAGGGAGGCTGAAAGCAGCGGCCCGACGTCACTCTGGACGCCGAAATCGTACCACGTCACATAGCCAACGCCGGATTCGTTCGGCTTGCCGCGGCGTATCTCGAACTGGAATGAGCAGCCGATCTGGCAGACGAGCGCACCGGAAACGAAATTGTAGGACGTGACATAGCCGCTCATCGTGTTGAGGCCGCTGAGATCAGCGATGGTGATCGGCATTCCGGGCTGTATGCCCAATCCACCCGGCACATTAAGCGTAAACGCCAGCAGCTGATTGCCGATCGGGTAGGCAGGGATGGTGAGCGTGGACGAGCTGGTGGTGCCGATGCCGCCTACGGTGACGTTCCAGGACGACGCGGTGAAGGCGGCTCCCGGCGTGGCCGTGGTGATGTAGGCGAAGTTGAGCGGCTCGCCGGTCATGTCGTCGTTGGCCGCAACGGGCAGCAGGAAGTCCTCCCGGTTCGTGAAAACAGGAAGGGCAAACCTCGACCGGTCCATGGTCAGAGCTTCATGAACCAGGAGCCGAGCATCAGCGGCGGCATGTTGTTGTGCGCGGCACCGGAGCCAGCGTTGGCGATGGTGGTGGCGACGGTGACGCCCGTGGTGGCCGAATTGATGGTGGCGCCGGCCAGCGAGCCGGCGGCCCCACCCGTGGCCAGGGCGCCGGCAATCTGCCTGACGGCATCGGTCGTATGCGTATGTCCCGGATCGGTCACCACCGAGGTTGCCGTGTGATTGTGGATCGGCATCTCGGCGAGCAGCAGCGTATGCATGCCCTCGCCGCCCGTGGCATTGGGCGTGTTGATCGTGTCGCCGCCGCCCGAGGTGATGTTGGCAGCCACCAGACGGTTCGCGGGCGCGGCACCCATGCTGTCGAGGCCGACCGGCGTGCGGCCTCGGAAATCAGGCAGCCCGATCGCCTTGTTGGCGTTGAAATCAGCAGCCGCAGTACCACCACGGCCGGTGGCCACCGGGCAGTGATTGTCGGCACAATTGGCCCACAGATAGCTGTAGAGGTTCAGCGTGTCCGCATTGGCACGCTGCGAGGCGCCAGAGAAGGCCGAGCCGACCGTGGTACCGTTGAGCACCACCCAGCCGGTCAGCGTCTCGAGACTCGACCGGAACTTGATGTCGCCCGTGCTGAAGATTGTGGTCGGATCGACGGGGCCGCCGCCGCCGCCGCCGCCAGTGCTCGGTGCTCCAAGCACGATCATCGACGGGTAATCGTATATTTGCACGCCGCCGGCATCGGTCAGCCGCACATGCACGGCCGGCGTCCCCAGATAGAACATGGGAATCCTGCCGGTGGTGTCGCAGGTGAGCGGATTGGGCAGCAGCGTGGTCAGCGATGCATCGGTAAAGATCGACTGCGGCGTGGCGATCGTGCCAGCCACGTAAATGAACAGCTTGCAGCCGGACAGCGGCCGGCCGTTGACGTCGACGTTCTGTTGCAGGGCGACGGTCAACGTGCCAGGAGTCTGGGCAAGCACGGGCATGCACAGACCGGCCAACAGAGCTGCGAGCGCGAAGATGCGGTGGAGCATTCTGCTGTTGTTCCTGTTGTTTTATTTCGGAGGACTAGCGCCCCGCTGGAGCGCGCTCCTCGTCTTTTTCTGGTTCTGCTGGCTGAGCCCGAACGTGATCGGCTGCTCGCCGCAGAACCGTTTCCACCGGCACGTTTAAGGTGTGCGCGAGGTTGCGGGTGGCAATGTTGAAGGCCGCGGCCCTGGCCGGCGTCGGCCTGCCCAGCGTGATCGCCTGATAGGCGCGTGCAAAAGCACCGGCCGATGCGGCCCTGGCCGGATTACCGAGCAGCCACGCCGCCGTGTAAAGCCCTGCCGTGGTGCCGGCGCCGATTGCCGTCCCCCAGCCGAGCGGCGAACCGCCTTCGGCCGCACCTAGAGTAACGTCACGCGCCAAGAGGACGGCATCCTTTGCAACGTCGAGCAGCACGATCAGGCCGCCCGACTGCCCACGCGAAGTTGCCGACAGCGCACCACGGATGTGGCGGCCCATATTGACGATGTCCTGGATGTCCCGTAAATGCGACGGCGAGAACAAGGCGCCGAGCGCACGCGGATCAAGGTCTGCGAACTTCCTCTGAAACTGCAGCAGGCTGAAATTGTTCGGCGCCGTCGTGTTGTGACCGAGCTGCGAGAGCAGCAGGCCGCCGATCTGCTGAAAGTCCTGCGGGTCCATCGAATTGCGCAGGTTCATCAGCAGCGGCAGGTTGCCGCCTTCCCTCGATGCGGCATTGACCAGTGCCTCTGCCGGATTTTTGTTTCTGAGCAGATTGTAGATCGCCGTGTTCTGATCGGCGATGCGGCCAAAATTTCTCTCCGCCTCCTCGAACGCCCGTAACGCAGCAGCCCGGCCGGCCGCTGTCTGATTGTGCGCGGCGTCCTGCACCATCTGCCGCATATCCTCGGTCATCGCCCTGGTCAGGGCGTTGAAGTCGTTCTTGTTGTAGCCGGGATGGGGAACCAGGACATCGCCGGCCTCACGGGCATCGAAGCGTGCGCCGCGGGCGCCTTCCAAGGTCGCATCGCCTGCCACGTTGACATACTGCTCCAGCCCCCTGGCCGGATCGGTCGGCGTTCCGGGGGCTCCCCGCATTCCCTTGGCCTGACGTCTCAACATGATGCGGTTGAGGACGGCGTTCGTACGCGGCATGGCAAAGCGCGCGCCTTGGTCGGTCAGGCTGTTCACGGCGTTGTAGCCGGTGTTGACCAGCCCCTTGTTGGTCCTGATCGTGCTTTCCAGGGCGGGCAGCAACACGGCGTCAGCCGCCGACGGCGTCGTCTGTCCCATGCCGGCGGCAATGCCGCGTATGTGCTCCTGCACCGCCTCCTCGGTTCGCCGCACCCGCTCCGGAATGCGCTCGCCCACGAACGGCAGCTCCCGGAGCTTGGCTGTCGTCGCCTGGACGCTCGGCCGCTCCGAGGTCACCCCCCTCGGCAACGGCGCACCGAACCGTTCGGCCGTGGCCGCCGCCTGGGCGCCAGGGCCCGTAGCAGGGGGCCGCGCCCCGAAAGCGCCCTGCAGGGCACCGCCGAGCGCCGCACCCGTGGCCACATCAACCGGCAATCCCTGGGCGATCTCCAGTGGGGTCTTGCCCTCGGAAATCCCGGTGCCCACACCAAACAGACCCCCACCGATGCCGCCCGCCCTGGCGCCCTGAACCACTCTACCCGTCAGAGCAGCCGGCGCGCCCATCCCAAACGTCGGAGTGACCAACGAGCCCCCGACCATGCCGCCCATGTAGGCGTAGGGATGCTGCTTGAAGGCCTCGTCCCGGTGCTCCACGGCCGCCTGACGGCCTCTTTCGTAGGCCTCCTTCACCCCGGGGTCGGGATGGTCGGAAAACGCATCCCTGATCATCCTGAAGGCGCCTATGAGCGGTTTGGCGAGGGAGGCACCCCCGGCATAGGCCGCTGCCATGGGGTCGGCCTCGATCGCCTGCTGCTCCATCTCCACGGCCCGACGGCCAGTCTCGCCGGAAGCCTCTGACAGGCCGGCAATGGCCGGTGCTGCTCCGAACGTTATTCCCTGCACGGCACCGGTTACCCCAGCCTCCATACCGCCTATGACCGGGGGCGCCTTTTCCGCCTTGGGTGGTTCCTTGGGCTCGTCCTCCCAGGCGGGTTTGGCGGTAATCGGGAGCGGGCCGGAGGCCGCACCAGCAGGTTCTCGCGGCTCGTCCTCCCAGGCGGGCTTGGCGGGCCTGACCGTCACCCGCAGGGGATCGTAGACGTCGGTCATTTTGCCTTGGGGGCTTTACCGACAAACCGATATTCGCCGTTCGGCAGCCGATAGGCCTCACCCTCGCCCAGGCCCATCTCCCGGAACCAGCTGTAGAGCGCCTCCTTCGAGGCACCGGCAGCTGCCGGCGCATCCGGTGCGCCAAGCAGCGCGGGGCGCGCCTGCTCCTGCTTGGTGAAGATTGGATGCTCGCCCAACCATTTCTCCAACACGTCATCGAAACCGGGATCGAGCACACCGTGCGGGCGTCCGCCGAGCTTCGGGTCTGGCTTGCCGACATACTCACGGGCCAGCCGCGCGACATCGACGCTGAATTGACCGAGCCGATCGGTGGTATTGACCAGGAAACGGTTGCCGTTCTTGGTCGTGGACATCTGCGGAGAGGCCTGACCGACCAGCTGAACCTGCTGCTGGAAGATGCGCCCGCCCCTGTCGCCACCAATCTCCAGATCGAATCGCTGGTTGTTGATCATCGAGAGCACGGAGGCCGAAGTGATTTTCTTGAAGGCCTCCTGCAGGGTTGCATATTCTGGACTGCCAACCCCAAACAACTGGCCAACGCGATTGAGCATCAGCGAGATGTCGCCGCCGGCCCCCGTGTACATCCCGGGCTGATTGAGGATGTTGCGGGCAAGTTCCGTGTAATGCTTGACCTCGGTTTGATACTGCCCCGCCTTCGCGCGCAGGCCGGCGAGCATGTTCTTCGAGGTTTCGGCAAGACCCTCGTTGTATTTTCGATCCCGCAGCATGTCGCCGACGCTGGCGTAACCCGCGCGTTTGGCCTCCTGCTCCTGAGGATCGAGCTTCTGCTGGCCAAGCCCGAACTCTCGATATTGCTGTGCCTTCTGAATGGCGGAGGTATACATCTCCTTCTGCAGCGCCTGACCACCCGCACCCATCAGGGTGAAGAGCGGAGAAGCCCGCATGATGCGCTGGGCGTAATCCTCGAACTCCTGCGTCTTCTTCAGCGCCTGCTGCGGTGTTATGTCGGCCAGCGGCGGCGCCTCCGGTGCCTTGAGCCGGCCCGCCGGCCCCGCCGGCCCCGCCTGGGCGTAGGAGCGCGCGATCTCCGGCGGAACGGGGCGGCCCGACGGCGTTACGGGCCCGGTCGGGGCAATGCCGGCGGTTCGTAACGCAGGCGTGGTGGTCTCGACCGGCATGCGTCCAGGCTGGATGCCGGGAGAGCCGCTCGCGCCTGCATCCCGGGCATCGGCCGGGGTGGCCGGAGCACCCGCGGTCTCGCCCTCATTGGGACCGCCAGCCCTGGGTTCAGCACTGGCGGTCTTGCCTTCGAGCATGTGGGCGCGGAGTTGCTCGGAGGCCTGCTCGATCTGGTCGTGGTCCAGCTTGGCACTGGGCGAGAGCCCCATCGCCTTGGCGGTGGCCACGATGGCACCGGAGGCATCGGTGCCCCCGAACGTCTTGGCGTAGTTGGCCGCCAGGGAAGCGATGGTAGTACCGCCCGTGATATTGCCCGGCTTGGCACCGTCCGGGCTGTAGGAGGTCGGGCTGAGTGCCGAGGTCGGCCCCGTGGGCTTTTCCGGCTCGTCCTCCCTCGGGGCGCCGCCGGTCAGCTCGTTGATTGCCCTCGTGACCTTGGGAAGCATGAGATAGGGCATGAGGGCTGGCGCGTACTTGCTGGGATCGCGCCGCAGCAGCTCCCGGTTGATGATGTCCGGGTCCAGCGTCGGTTGCCCGGTCGCCGGATCGATGATCGGCCGGCGCATGAGGGCGCCCTGGATACCCTCCCCGAGCGCCGGCAGCCCCTGCAGCATGGTCCCGCTCATGTCCGGTGGGCGGGCTGGCGCCACCCCCGGAGGCGCGTTCACGTACCAATCAGGCATCAGAAGATACTCCCGCCTGATGTGTAGCCTGGAGGCGGATTGCTGTTAAACGTGCCGAACCCCGGGCCAAAGCGCTGCATCAGGCCGTTGGCCATCTGAGTCTGCGGCGGAACCTGCGGCATGAAACCTGCGGGCGCTCCGCCTGGGGCCGGAGGCATGAAAGGATTGGCTGGGGTCCCGGGAGCCTGCGGCATTATCCCGGCTGGGGTGCCGGGCTGGGGCATGATGCCGGCTGGGGTGCCGGGAGCGAGAGGCATGATGCCGGTAGGCATGAACCCGGCAAGCCGGCTGGCATTATTGCCCTGATCGGCCGGCATCACCGGGCCGCCGCCCTGCCGCGGCTCGTAGTAGAAGCGCGAGGCGAAGTCGTCCAACCCGCCGTAGACCGGCGGGTTCATGGGCTCGGGGTTGAAGTACACTCGCCCCGTGACGTCGTCGACGCTGCCCGGGGTCGGCCCACCACCGGGATACGGCGGTGGGTTGGGCAGAGGGGCCGTCTGCGGAGCTGGAGCACCCCCGAGGAGGGCACGCAACCGGTCTGTCCAGCCCGGGCCGGCGGGCCCCGTGGGCGAGATGTTGAGCGGCTGACCGGGTTGCTGCCCAGGCTGTGGTTGCTGCTGCTGCTTGTTCTGGGTGAGCAGACCCCAGTTGATCCCCTGCGGTGCCGCAGGGCCGATCGGCTTCATGCCGCCGAGCCAGTCGATGTCCGGTCCGTATCCATCAGCCATCACGCCGCCTCCAGGAAGCGGCCGAGGTCAGCCGCATAATTCGTGGCGCGGTGGTAGTCGACATGCCTCACGCCACCGATCTTGACCACCGCTCCCGGATCACGCCGCTCGACGTCCTGCGCCATGACGCCGACATGCGTCTCCGGCCGGCCTTTGTAGCGGAACCGGTAGACCGGCAAGCCGTCGTTGAGGCTGCCGATGCGCTCGACATCGTCCTTCACGCGGATGTCGGAGGGAAAGAACTTGGACAGCGCGGTGGCGCCGCCGATCGCCGTGTCCCAGATGTCCTTGCCGGCGCCGTACCGCGCCTGTGCAGCCGCATTGATGGCATTGGCGCGCGCTGCCGCCTCGGCGGAATCGGCCCCCGCCGCGGCACCGCCCTGGCCCATGTACGATTGGTTCAGCCCCGTGCCGAGGCCGGTGTAGATATTGCCGAGCCCCTGCGTGTTGGCGAGGCTGTAGTTGTAGAACGGGGAGAGGTTCGACACGTAATTCTGCCAGCCGCCCATCGCTGTCTTCTGCGCGTAATCCTGCAATGCCGCCAACGTGCCGCCGGAGGCGCCACCCGCGCCGCCGCCACCTCCTCCGCCCGCGGCGGCGTTGCGCAGCACGTTCTCGCTGCCCATCTGGATCGCCGGCTGCACCGTGCCCATGAACGAGCGGTAGGCGTTCTGGGTGCCCTGCGGCCCGTTGAGCCCCATGGCGTCGGCGATCGCACCCATGCCGCGATTGGCGTAGCCGAGGTTCTGCAGGAACGGCTGCAGTGCCTGGGTGAAGTTGGTGGTGAGCGCACCGCGGCCCTGGCCGTACAGGTTGGAGAGGTCCTGGTAGCCCTTCTCGATGCCAGCCGACTGCACGTCAGCCGCAGACCGCGCCGCATCCGCCCCGATGTTGGGATTAAACGGGGCAAACAGTGTGTCAAAGAATCCAGCCATGTCAGATACCCGCTACAGTCCAGTGCCGACCGTTGTAGTAAGCAAGGACATTGGACCCTCCACCGCCGGTCACCGTGGCACCAAACGTGTTGGCTGCACTGTCGCTCACCGACGCCAGCATGCCCTCGACCGGCCGCGCCGGCAGCTGCCGGAACAGAAGCGGCGTCAATCTCAGAACATCAGCCAGCACATCGACGCCGCGCGGAAAGGCGCTCGCCATGAACTGGTAGAACGTCTGTGTCGGCAGCCCGGTCGCCGGATCGACCCATGCCTGATTGGCGTGGGGAAGCGGGAACTGCTTGGCCGGCATTACGCGCCTATCTCACGAGGGTCACTGCTCTGCGTGGCGCCGAGCAGCGCCACGTAGACCGGCGCCGTCACATCGTAGCGCCAGCGGCAACCCTGCGGTCCAGACAGCCCTCGGCTCTTGACGCTCACCCGCTGCCGCTTTGATGTGCCCAAGACGCCGAGCGCGCGCACCGACGGTATATCGAACGTGAACCCGCCGTCCTTGCTCAAGCTGATTGCACACATCGGGTTCTGCCCCTCCGGATCGGAGGACAGGTAGTTGCCTACGCCGACGACAAAGTCCGCATCCATGCGGGCGATGCGCACCTGATTGGGGAAGTTGCGCACCGGCCCGCTCTCGACGCGGAACAGTTGCGGCGCACCGTCCTCGGTGTAGTTGTCCTCATCGATCCATAAGAGGTTGCCGGTCTGCAGATCACCAACCAGCCACTTGGCAAACGCCGGGTGACCGTCGCGCGCGCGCCAGCGCGCCTGCACACCGAGGGTCGCGTTGAGGCTGGTGCGCTCGGCCCACTTCTTGGTGCCGACGTTGAACTCCCAGGTCCAGGTCGCCGACGAGACGTTCCAGAACTTCTTGCCGGCGTAGACATAGCAGCCGGCTTCCAGCGTCTGGCCGGTGCGGTAGGCGCGCTCGATCAATCGATCGAGATCGGGCGGAGACACCTTGATGGGCGTGGTCTGACCGGCCGTGCACCACCACACGCCAAAGTCCTGCGCGACCCAGATCAGCTCGGAGAAGCCCGTCTCCCAGCCGGCGATGGCACCCGCCTGTAAGAGCCCCACCTCGATCGGCAGCAGTCGCGAGTACGGGAACCCGGGCACCGGTTGCGCGGTGTCCTGCCATATCTCGCAGTTGCCGGTGGTGAACAACCACAAGAGGCCGGAGAAGGGAATGGCGCGCAGCAGGATCACATCCGACTTGCTGACCACATTGATGTAGCTGAGCGCATTCATTTCCAGCGAGTTGTTCTTGGTCGCGTAGCACTGCCCGCTGCCGATGGTGAAGAAGAAGTAGCTGTCCTGAAAGCAGACGCTGTTCGGCTGCGGCAGCACGCCGTTGGCGTTGTAGAAAAGCGGCGGGCCGGTAAAGACGATGCCCGGCGTGCCGCGGCCTCCGGCCAGCTGACCGCTCACCGGAAAGAACGCCACCGTCTCGTCCCCGGTGCCGGTGACGATGCCGGAGACGATGCTCGAATTGCCGATCGCGCCCGGGTGCTGGAAGGAGATGGTGGGACCTACCACCCCCGAGGCGGTGAAGCCAGCAGCCGCCATCGTGCTGTTGCCGTTGACCAGCCCGGCGAGTGCCGTCGCCACCGTGCTCGCGGTCTCGGCAGCGCCTAGCGTGTAGGTGACGCTGACCGGGAAACCATTGGAGCCGATGTTCTCCACGAACAGCGTGACCGTGTCGCCGCTCGTGAAGGTGGCGCCGCCGATCGTGGCCGTGGCCATGGCATTGGCGAGATTGCTGGTGGCCAGGATGTAGGCACCGTTGTCCTGGTCGACCGCAATCACATCCGGCACCGCCGCCTGATTGCGGGCGAAGAAGGCCCGTTTGCTGCCGGGGAAGGCGCCCAGGCTGGCGTAGTTGCCGGTGGCGTCGAGGGTCGAGGCGTTGTTGAGCCACGCATTGTACGAGAACCCGCCGACCACGATGCCGCCGCGGTAGCCGCTCTGTCCCGTATCCTGCACGTTGAACCGGGTCAGTCCCGGCTGTCGCCGCCAGACCTGCGACGACGGCCCGGTGGCGTGATTGCCCTCGCCGAGCGGCTCCGCGGTCACATTTATTAGACGTCCTGAAGATTCTTGAGGATTGGCACCAGAAAAGCTGCTGAGCGGAATCGGAATCGGAACCGGGCCGTGTGTTGCCATCTAAAAGTACTCGGTCCTCAACGTCTCGCCGGTCGGCTTGCTGCGCACGATGGCACGCAGCGACTTGGCCGCAGCACCGAACCCGACATCGATGCCCTGCACACCGCCAAGGCCGCGCATGATCAGGAGCTGGTAGACGTCCGGCGTCTCGCCAAATTTCGTCGCACACTCACCGGCCACGATGTCGGCGAGATCGGAAAAGTACGCGGCCGGAATGAAGGCCACGTTGCCGCCAACCTGGGACGGATCGGGAAGGGACACGATCTCCAGGGCATCGATCTTTCTGAAGATGGCATCGAGCTTCTCGTTGACATAGTCGAAGTCCTCGGGGTCGGTGGGTTGGCCGGCGGCCTTGACGCCGAGATTGGCAAGCGCCTCCTCGACCAGATCGTTGGCGGTGCGCAGCGCGGCCATGGCTACGGCTTCAGCATTTCAATGTGCTGCGCGCCTCCCAGCTCCATCAGGCGGCCCTGCATGAACGGCACGATATAGGCGAGGTCCGGGGAGGCGACCCCCAGGCGCTCGCGCAGCGGAGCCTCACCGTCCCAGCGTGCCTGCAGCGAGAGCGGGTCCCTGGCCTCGCGCAGCCAGCTGATCGCATAGCCGCGGTACTGATCGGGATCGGTGGGCAGCCGGGCATGCGCGGCGGCGCGCGGCTTCGGCGGCACGCCGTTGACCATGAAGCCCGGATTGTCTCGCAGGAGATCGTAGAGTGGCACCCGCTTCTCGATGCTGCGCGATACGATCTGCCCGTCCGGCGTCTCGCGCTCCTGGCGCACCAGCACCTGGGTGGTCGTGGTCTTGCGCGGCAGCCGCTGCGGGATGTTGGCGATGAACGTGTAGCCGCCGACCACGATGTTGTTTTGGACCTCCCCGCCCACCGTCGTATGCGGCGGGTCCTGCGGGCCGGGGATGTAGATGAACTCGTCAACCGGGCCGCCGGCCGGCGGGGTCTTGCGCTCAAGGATGCTTGAGTTGTCATCAGACATGCAGCTACTCCTGTGTTTTCTGCACTATTGACATTATGGGTTGGCCGTGCCATACCTTAGGGCATGGACACCGCATTTCCGTGGGGTCCGCAGCAAGAGGAAGGCCAATTCAAATGATGAGAAAGAAGACCCACTACGGAAAGCGCCCGTGCCGCATGTGCGGGCGCTCCGTCACCAACAACGCCCTTGGGCGTGCCGCCCATGAGCGGGCCTGCCACGGCAAGCAGCAGAGTAACCGTTACCTGCTGGTCGAGGACGTCGATGGCGTCGAACGCGAGACGCCGATCTGCAATTCCGAGGCAATCGCCTTTGGATGCTTCGAGACCGCCTGCAAGAGTGCAGGCGCATTTGCGGTGCAGCTCATCGACACCCGCTCGGGCCGCATCATCAAGTCCTGGCAGTATGAGGGGCCCGTTGGGCTACAACACCCATGACCGACGAACGCGATCGTGTGGTACGCCAGGGCCAGGAGGCCTGGAGGCGCTTGAAGAAGGAAAAGTCCTGGCAGGACTGGCTCAAGGTCGGCGAGGCCCTCCTCGTCGGCCGCGAGTGGTCAATGCATCAGGCCGGCGTCAACCGGCCCGAGGGCAAGGGCTACGCCATGGCGTTCAGCGAGTGGCTGCAGCGCTACAAGCTGGACGACATGGACAAGGGAGACCGTGCACGCCTGTTCGCGTGCATGGACAACCTGGGCCTCATCGAGCAGTGGCGCTCGACATTGACCCAGACCGAGCGGCTGAAGCTGAACCACCCCAACAGCGTCTGGCGCAAATGGCAGAAGGCCGTTGAGCCGCCCAAGGAGGAGGATAAGACCGCCGAGCCGAAGCCAACCCTGAAGGACAGCGTCGTCAACCTGTCCGAGGAGCTGGAGCGGGCCAAGGCTCACATCGCCGAGCTGGAGGCCTCGCGCCTGGAGCGCTGCCCGAGCTGCGAGTACGACCTAGTCACGAAAACGACCCAATCCGCTGCAGAGTAGCGGCGTCAGGTTCCGCCTGGCGAATTCTCCCTAGACTTGTGAGGGCCGCGTTGTGGGGTAGGGGCGCGGCCCTTTCCTTTATCGGACCAGCAACACATAGACCTGCAGCGTGCCGTTCAGCGCCTGACTGGCGTGCGCGTTGAAGATCACCACCGTCAGCGTGCCTGGACCGTCCTGCGTGGCCGCCACCGTCACCGTGGCCATGATCGGCACGCCCTGCGAATTGCTGCCGTTGCCCAGCTCCACGATCGGGATGGTGGTCAGGCCGAGCAAGGAGCAGTTGACGGTGAACGTGTAAGAGGTGAGCGCGGCCGTGGTCAGCGCCTTGGTCGCAATGATTGCGGCATCGCTGTTCATGGCGACGGCGTCGGCGCTGCCGGCACTGATCAGATCGGCAGCCTTGCCGCTCGGATACATCGGCATGGGACGTGCTCCTCAGAAGGCGGCGCCGCGCCAGTCGAGCGTGCCGCCGAGCCAGTTGAAGTCCGGGAACAGAAAGATGCACTGACCGGTGGTCAGCGTCACCGCCGTGTTGAGCGAGCCGTTCACCTTCTCGCCGGACGCCGGGTAGACCTTGATGCTCTGGGCGCTGTCGTTGACCACCACGATCGGCGCCTCGGCTTCGCCGTTGAGAATAGACGGTAGGATGACGCCCGCATTGGCCGCGGCGTTGTTCACCCGGCATGAGCGCTTGATGCTCCAGGCCGTGCCCTGCACGGAGCCCTGCGGCACCACCTCATCGAGCGGGATGTTGAGGACGCGACCGCAGTTGAAGACCGCGGCGACAGAAGCTGTGCTCATCTTTCATCTCCTAAAAGGAAGGTCCGGGCCGGCATGACCCGCGCTATCCTCGCCCGACCTGGCAGGAAGGCGATCCCAGATCGAAACGGCGCTTGATGCCGGCCCGGATTGTGTCAGCAGCCTGTCGCGGTGGCGCCGAGCGGGACTGCTGTGCACAGACCGTCGTTGGGCATGATGTACTCGATGACCACCGACATGAGACCGGCGTTCGGGGTACCGCCACCGCCGGTCCATTTCAGATAGAGATCAAACCCGCCATTGAACCCGGTTTGCGCGATGGTGTTGCCCGTCGCGTTGGCAGGAGTTGTCACCGCCGTGCAAGCAATCTGACCCAGCGCGTGGATGTTGCAGGTTGTGACGATCTCGTTGGCGTTGGCCGCGGTCGTGCCCAGAGTGAACACGTCCGAGGTTGTACTGTTGAAGGCGACCATCACGACTGCCGTCACACGCAGAATCACCGAGTTGTACGGCAGCGCTGCGTTCATCAGCTTGACCGTGCAAACGTTGGCCGCCTGCACGCAGCTGTTGAACGCAAACGTGGTCCGGATGTACGCCAGCTGCTCGGTCGGGAACGTCCGTGGTACCGGCTGCCGCTGGCTGGTCGAGCCGGAAGGCGCGACCTGGGCGAGAATCGGCACTGCCGCCGTCGAGAGCAGCAGCAGTCCGAGTGCGACTTTACGGAGAATATTTCTCATGTCATGTCCTCCGCTGTTAGGTGTCGGCCTGCGAAGCAAAGAAGCCGGTGAACACACCCCACTCCTTGAAGTTGCCCGCTGGATTCTTTTTCGCGATCTTGCCGAGACCATACGCCATCATGACTCCGACCCCACGGTAGAACTGATAATCCAGATTGTTACCGCGCAGCTCTTTATCTGCGCTTCTGCATGTCGCCATGCAGCTCAGACTATATCATCACCTGATCTCTCAGGGTTGGGCGCTCGTGGGTCCATTACTGCTTTCGCGCGGGACCTAGTCGTTACACCTTCCTCTGCTCTTGCTTCAGAGGCTTGGCTCGGGATTGTCTCAGAGAGATGTTCCCCGAATTCACCCAATTTGCTCCTGGGGCTCACGCCGCCAGGGGGACCGTGTAATCCTCTTTCAAAAATGTGGGAGTCGGCATGCGGCCCCAGCACCAAGCCATGGCACTCTGGCCGCACATGAACACCGGAGCAACCTGGATGCTCGACGCACCGCCGGTCGTGTAGAACACCGGCAGTCTGAGATCCAGCTCCGGAATCTCACGGAAGATCAGGCCGTTATATAGCAAATCTCCGTCCTGGAACAGAGGGTTCTTGTCCAGACCGTCGCCTTCACGCGGGCGCGCCTGCGTATTGGCATTGATGATGGTCGTATCTGCCTGCAGGTCTCGAAAACAATTCGAGCCAGCAAACGTCACGAAGTACTCACGACCATTCTTCAATTTGTACGGCCTGATGCGCGGGTTGGCCTTCTTCGCCAGCCTTTTCATCTTCAGCGAGGCCGCAGCGCTCAGCGTCATCGCCGAGCTGACATTGGCGAGTGACGTGGCAAAGTTGCCGGCCGACAGGTTGCCTTGCGCACCACCAAACAGGATGCGGTCGGCATTGTCAGTCGTCCAGGTATTGCGCTGCGCAGCCGTGGCGGCATCAAACAAGATGCCGTTGACACGCTGGCCGTTGGTGCTGCCGAGCCCGACGGGCGCGGTGGCGTCGACCGGCAGCGCGAAGAAGCTGTCGCAGATTTCGTCACGCTGCAGCTCCTTGCCCCAATCCTCGAGTAGCGGCCGGGCCTGACCAAACAGGTCAATGCTCGACTTCTGCTCTTCGGAACGCGGGATGCGCACGGCATTGCGTGCCCAGTCGATCCAGAGGCGGGCGCCGTAGTTGTCGATCGCCTCCTCGTTGCCGACCAGAGTACCGGTGCTGATGGCCTGCGCCTTCAGCCTTGAGATCAACGGGATGTTGATCTGCTCACCGCCATTTTTCAGATCATTGATCACTCTGATAATGGCCGTTTGCTCAGACCCGATGTAGGGGCTGAACAAATTTTGGCGAATGTACTCTCGGGTCACTTCCTTGCGGAAGACGATGAGCTTGTTATTCGCCTGTACCGTCGTGAGTGCCATTTAAGGCTCTCCTTTCACCTTGTCGCGTAGCGAAAGACCGCGGCATCGGAGTCGTCGTACAACTCGGGATCAACTCGTTGGCCGGGCCCACCGCCACCGACGCTGTTCAGGGATGGCGGACCACTGCGTTGCGGTGGCCGCGTGGGCAGTCTTGTCTCATGCACTGGCCCGCGCGCGCGGCGCGGCTGGGTCTGGTTACCCTCGAACCACTGGAACAACGCAGCGGCCGGGTCCGGCGCGCCGATGATGTTGCCAACGATGGCTCGATTGGCTGGATCACGCGGATCGAGGCGGGTGAGGCGATCGTAGGCGTCCAGGAACACCGGCCGATCATCACTCAACGCAGCCTGGGAGAACGATGCCTCAGCTCGCTGCAAGGCCACAGCCTGCTGCTGCTGCTGCATCTGCGCGAACCGCTGCTCGAAGCGCTCGGCGGCACGCCGCTCGCCCTCGGCCAGCATCCACTCGTCATAGGCCGCCTCATCCGTGTAGCGGTCGGGCTTCGGTGGCCTCTCCTGACGCTGTGGCTGCGGTTGCGGTTGGTTGATGCGGGTGGACATCTCGTCCACGCGCCCGCGCATCTGGGCCAGCTCGCGCTCCAGAGCAATGGCTCGCTCCTCGGCCTGCCGGCGTGCCTCGGATTCCTCCCGAACACGATAGGATGGAATCCCCTGCCGCCGCTCCGGCTCCTGGCGAGGCTCCTCGACCTCGCCTTCCGGCTCGCCCTCTTCCTCCTCCTCGGGTGGCTCCTCCTCGGGCTCCTCGCCCTCGGCCTCCACCTCCGGCTCGTCCTCATCCTCGACCTCCTCGTCCACCGGGCTGTCCGGCATCTGTTCGAGGCTGTCGTCGCCGTCGTTGTCCAGCTCCTGATCGGACATCGCGTGCCTGAAGATTTCATCGTCAGTGTCGGCGATTGCCCGGTTGATGTCGGCGCGGAATTCCTCTTCGGTCCGGCCGTCCACCATCACAGTCCGTTGTGCCATGAGACTCCTCGTGTCGTGAGAATGACGAAAGCATCCATTCCGGCGGATGAGACCGGCATCATTTCGTTGATGCTGACGTGACGTCCGATCTCGCTCGGACGAGGCGAAGCTATTTGCTGATCAGCTTGGACCAGCCGGCCATCTGATCGAGGCAGGCGGCGAAGACGCCGTCGTGCATCAGCGGCGAGAATGAAGCTCCAATGACCATCCCCATGGCGCGCGACAGCGCACACAGGGCCTCGCGCGGGGAGGGCCTTGCCGGCCCGTCACCCTCGACCTCGGCGATGATGTTGAGCGTAAGCTGCTTGATGATCTTCTCGCGATACGGCCCGGTGATGAGGTCGTGACCGTTGTCGTTCATTGCTGATAGCCGTAGGCGGTGACAGAGATAACACCGCCGGTCCCCGGCGCGGCCGACACCACCGCGATTGCGGTATTCTGTGCGTTGGCGGGAATGCAGGGCGTGAAGGCCTGCGTGGTGATGGCGACCGCAGGCGAGAGGCCAGTGCCCATCTCAAAGTTCAGCGTGCCCCCGACCGTATTGGTGACCGTGGCATTGCCGGCCGCAGCCGCAGTGGCCGTGGAGTTGATGCTAAAACCGCAAATGTAGGTCAGCCGTCCGGTGAGCGCCGCCAGCGTGGCCGTGGTGGCCGCCGTGGTGCCGGTGGCCGAGGCCGTGATCGGAATCCCGCCTGTGGGATAGCCGCTGCCGGTGGCAGGCCCCGAAGCGCCAGGGTTTGGTGCCTGGGCTAGAGCCGCACCATCCAGCAGCAAGAGCAGAGCAATCAGCAACTGTTTCATCGGCGACCTCTACGGCGATAGCGGATGTGCCATTCCCACACATTCTTGATGACCACGGCCGGCGGCGTGGCCCAGCCCCAGTTGCCCAGGTCGAGCTGCGCGGCACCGATCCAGCGCATGGTGATGTGCCGCTGCGGCTCCGAAAACACGAGCGTGGTCGGCGTCTGCGTTGCGGCCGGCGGCACCTTGGGCGCTATACCCGGCTGGTCGAGGGCCGCCTTCCAACCATGCACATAGCGGTTGGCCAGCGGGTGCTCGCTGAATCCAAATCCGCTCGGTGTGTACGCAATCTGCAGGAACGAGATGTCCGCCGCCTGCATCAGCTGCGGCGATAGCGGCGCCTTGATACGGTACGGACTCTCCGAGAATTGCCCCCAATTCGATGGCGTATAGACGATCTGCAGGAAGCTGATGTCGGCGAATTGCTGGAGTTGGAATGGGCGCTTGAACTGCCAGGGGCTCTCGCTGAACACCAGTGGAGCAAGCGCTGCCGGTGGTACCGGTGAGCGGCCGACCCAGGGGATGATCTCCGGTCGCGGGGCCTTCAATTGATATGGAGACTCCGCAAACATCCCCCAGGTCGATGGGGTATAGGCGATCTGCAGGAAAGAGATGTCGGCAAAGGCATTGAGCTGGAACGGACGCCGGAGCCACCACGGAGACTCGGAGAACATCCCCCAGGCCTGCGGCGTCGGCACCGAGATCGGATAGACCTCGAACGGCTGCTGCTCGAATGGCCGTGGACCCTTGAGCTGATACGGGCTTTCCGAGAACACCAGCGCAGACGGCGTGTAAGTGATCTGCAGAAAGCTAATGTCGCTCCAGGGATAGAGCGGGGTTGGCCTCCTGATCTGATACGGAGACTCACTGAACATGCCCCAGAAGCCGGGGGCAGGCCCGGAGACAAATTCAAATGGCTGCTGCTCGAACGGACGCGGCCTGACCAGAGCATACGGGCTTTCCGAGAACATCCCCCAGGCCGAGGGAGTGTAGACAATCTGCAGAAACGAGATATCCGCCCATGGATAGAGCGCCCTGGGCGGCATGATCCGTGTCGGTGATTCCGAGAACATGCCCCAGGCCGCGGGCGTGGCCACCGCAACCGTTACCGTGATAACCCCCGGCTGGTCCGGGATGGCCGGCTTGGCCTTGCGCAGCTGCGGATCGATGAAGAAGGCTACCGTGATGGCAACCGGCTGAACCTGCGCCGGACTGGTTCCCGTCCTTACGCTGTAGCCGCGCACGAAGCTCGGCGACGAGCCGAACACCGCAGCCGCGGCCGGAGCAACCGGGGTAAACGGAAAACCAGAAACCTGCAGCAGCGCCGCCGCCGATACTGCCGACCGCCTGGCGATCGGCAGCAGATTATCGGAGAATGTCCCCCCGGAAGGCGGTGCCGTGGGAGGCACCGCCGCGCTTGGTGGCAGCTGATGGAAATACGGAGCTAATGGCACGGCTTACTGCTTCAGCAGCTTCCACGGGAAGGGGCGGCCGATGAGCTGATAGCTATGCGTCCCGGTGCCAGCCCCCGAGACAGAAATCGCGCTGCCGCCTCCTGAAGACGCAACCGAGAACGTACTGCCGCTCAGCACCGCTTGAATGAAGTAGGCCGTACCAGCCGTGATGGGGCTCGGTAGCGCACCGCCAGAGTTCGAGAACACTATCACGTCACCGACTTGGAAGTTGTTTGTTGCTGGCGTGGCGTTCGTGACAGTCGTGCTGGCGGCGAAGGTGACTGTGGGGAGGGTGCCGGTAAGAGCGATGTTAAGCTGCTTCATCGTCAGGCGGATGCCTGCGTCCGAGGGGACGAATGGCGCAGCCTTCTGATTGTTGATCTGCGGGAACTGATAAGTACCCTTCCACGTCTGGATGTATGTGCTGCCCCCGGTATCGAGCGTGTAGAGCCGGAATTCCACCAGATCGAGACATATGCCGCTGGTACTAGTAACCGGCGCGATCGCACTGGTATCAACCTGTGCGTAGAATGTGTTGTTAGTCGTGTCGGTGACTGCGATATGCTCGAACGTGCCAGTGGCGGTCGTTGTCGCATTTGGCGTGACGGTGCCAGAGCCGGGCGCAGTCCCCAATTGCAGCGCGGCAGTCGTGAGGCCAGTCGATTGGACATAGTAAGTGACACCCGCCGTGAAGCCTGCCGCCGTGGTCGAGAATACGACCATGTCGTTGACGGCAGCAGTGTTAGGGACGGCGATGGTCGCGACGCCGCTCGAAAAGCTAAACGTCTGCGGTCCGGTCGTGTACTCAGTGCCGCTGGTAACGGCCCAGGTCATTGGTACATCGCTGTTAGTATGACGCCGACATCAAACGGACTTCCCGCGGGTGAGGCCCCCCTAGCCGCAATCCTCGTACCGGCGGGGATAGGTATGAAATACGGTCCCGCAACAGCAGAGCGCCCTGTCCAACTAGAGCCGCCTTGAGCCCACGTTATATCGGGGACGATAATTAGCTCACTGCCCGCGCTACCAATAGCAATGTCCACCAACTGGGTAACAACTTGAAAAGAGGTCCCGCCCGCCAAGTCCACCGCAACATAAAACCCCATATAGTCCCTGGCGGTGCTCGCAACGATTTGCGAATAGAAGCCCTTGGCGCCGGCGCCGGGCGTGTACGCCGTGCCGTGACCAGCAGTCAGTCCAACGGCATCGACTCCTGCGCATCCCTCAACCCCCGCCATCCCGCTGTCATACAAGTTGATTGAAACGTAAATACCACCCTCATTAAAAGCATGATCTCCGGTAGCCTGCACGGACACACTGGTTCCAGCCGGGATGTTGAGCGGGAATAAATAATGCCACGTTCGAAGGGACCCGGAAAAGTCAACTGCCGTCAAACCGTTGATTACAACTCGTTCGCTGCCTCCTGGCCCAACACCGATGTTGACCACCACGGTAGCGGAGGCCGCTGCAAGATAAGAAACAAAAACATCAATCCAACTAGCATCACGTGAGGTTGAAGCAATCGCTTGCGTCCACGAACCAAATGTCCCGGCAACTCCGCTATCTGGTCTAGGATGAGCAAGTCCTCGACAGTTAGCAACGTCAACCGCATAACTAAGGCCCCCGCAAAGCTCCAAGCCTATTGGGAGGCCGCCAGGCATGTCATACCAATATCTGCGCCGCACGACCTGCGGCGAGGATGCCGATCTGCTCTAGCTGCGTCACTTTCTGCTGAACGTAGGAGTCGTTGCAGTCAACGAAGCCGCCTTCAGCAGCGACGTAGCGATAGAACGCAGCGACGGCATTTTTCTGGCCCTGGGTGCCGGTCTGAGCGAGGCCCTCGATTGCTTCCCGCTCGGTCGAAGTGAAGCGTTGCCAAAATATCAATTCTGAAGGCTTCGACTTTAGCGGCGTGACTACGACAACCTTCAGCGTCGCCGGATCCCAAGCATGGGTCTCATCCAGCGGTGGCTGCTGATCGACCCGCCACCGGCCATTCGCTTGCAGCGTCCCGTCGTCGGCAAGCTGACCGTTGGCCTGCGCCTGCGCGACGGTCAAAGGGTCGGGGATGTATGAGTACAACGCCCCAGTCTGTGTGACATACACGTAAATCGCCATGCCCGCTCCTTACGGCAGCTGCCCTATCTTGAGGACATAGAACGAGCTTTCAGCAAACATCCCCGCACCGACTGTCGGCGCAGCAACCACAATCTGCACAGACTGGAAATCGTTGAATTGCCGCAGGTTGAATATCGGCGATTTCACCAGAATCGGACTCTCGGTCCACGGGAAGAAGCTCGGCGTGAGCGTCGCGGCAACAATGAACGGGACGAATCCGGGCTGATCGAGCGGCCGTGATGCCTTGAGCAACCGCGGGCTCTCGGCGAATGCCAGCGGCCCCGGTGTGTAAACAATTTGCAGAAATGCAATGTCGGCGAACTGCTGCAGCGGACTGGGCCGCTTGAACGCATACTGCGACTCGCTGAATGGCCAGATCAGCGGATTGTAGGCAAACAGCAGGAATGTGTCGTCGGACCCGGTGCGCTCCAGCGCGGTGCGCGACGGCTTCCTGACCGTGTAAGGCGACTCGCTGAAGGAATCCCAATCGCTCGGCGTGTAGACAATCTGCAGAAACGAGATGTCTGCAAATTGCAGCAATGCCTTTGCCGGCATCGTCCGCACTGGACTTTCCGAGAACATCCCCCAACCAAGAAACGCCGCAACCGGCGGGAACAGCACCGCATCCGCATTGCCGCCGACCAGCATCGGCTGCGTGACGAGCAGCGGGTTGTCGGCAAAGCTTGCTGTGATGACATAGCTCGGCGACTGATAGATGTCGCAGGCCGTACGCTCCAGCGCAACGCGCGACGGCTTCCTGATCGTATAAGGCGACTCGCTGAACAGCCCCGCTGGAACCACCACTGGCGCCGCCGACGGCCGCGCCACGAAATTGCCCTGCACGTCCCTGGACGGCCGCCTCGGCCAGCGCACATCCGGCGACTGACTGAATACCGGCCCCGATCGGAACGGCGGGGACGGCGCCCGGAACAAGGACGGGTAGCGGAAGAGAACCTGGGTCATGTCACCAGTACGGCTCCGCGCGCATGATGCGGCTCAGCGCATGCCGGTTGCCAAAATCCGCGTCGGAGAAAACGGGGTACGCCCACGACAGCACGATGATGCCTTGCCCGCCCGCGCCAACGCTGCTGTCACTAATGGAGCCCGCAGTTGCCCCTCCACCGGAACCGCCGCCATACAGGCCGGCAGCGCCAGAACCACAGTTCCCGACACCAATGTTCAGGCCACCGCCACTGCCACCGCCGGAGCCATGGGTCGCATCCCACTCGGTCCCACTGCCGCCAGCGGCACTTCTATGATTTGAAGCGTCGTTAAAAAGGGCTCCTGCGCTCCCCGCGCCGCCAAAGGTACCATCTCCCTGACCACCCGCCGAGGCACTATTGGTGCTGATATCGACGCCCTGGCCGCCGGCCGCCCTTTTGCCTCCCGCACCGCCGCCACCGCTCGACGGGAATGTCGATGTGCCGTCGCTGGTCGCGTTACCGCCACGACCCCCGGCAAAGCCCTGGCTTGCGGGAATGTTGTTGGCGATCGCACCGCCAGCGCCACCGTTGGCCGTCCCGGCACCTGAAACAATAAAGGTTCCCCCGCGTCCATTGTCGGCCCCCATGGAGCTGCCGGCATAGGTCGTGCCGTTAAACCACGTCTGACCACCAGCGTTGCCGTTGAAATTTCCCGTCGTGACCGTCCCATCAACAGCCGCACCACCTATGCCTATCTGATAGGTCGCCGTCGTTGTCCCGGGTGTGGTGAACGAGAAATTATTGATCCTCGAATATGCCCCGCCACCCCCGCCGGATCGAGAACTCGTACCACCGGACGAACCATTGCCGCCGCCGGTGGCACCGCCGCCAATGCCTTCAACCGAATTGATGTTGTTGTTCCACCCGGCGTTTGAGGTGTAGGTCTGGTTGCTGCCGGGGGAGGCGGTCAGAATGTCCTGCACCAGCACCGGCTGAAAATAGACCTGATCATCGCCGAGCTTCTTGTACCTGACCCACCAGCTCCTCTCCCAGCCATGCTCGTTGGGAGCCGAGAAAAAGAAGATGTCGTGCAGGACAGCGCGCTGACGCAGTTCGATATCCCGCAGCAGACGATTGACGCCGCCGATGATGAACGGCAACGGCGGCATGACCAGCCGGGACGAGATGTGGTCCCGGATGTCGAGCTGTCTCACGGCACCCCTATTGCCGTCATGTAGGTGCGCAGGCGGCTGTAGAGATTGCTGGCGTCAGTCGAATCTAACCCGCCGCCGATGCTGGCCATAGCATATTGCACGGCACTGCCTGCACCAGTGCCACCTTGCATTAAAATAGTTGTATTCATATTCGACAACGAAGCTGCTGATGTCGGCGTGCTTACAGGTCCGTAAACATTAGAGCCATTGCGATAGCCGCTTTTAGCATTCGAAGCCGTGCGAGAGACGATCCAGTGCCCTTGGCTTGAGCCAATTGTTGCGCCGCTCGAGCTATCGTGCGTTCCGTCATTTACTGCAAAGTGGCTATTCCCATCTGAATAATACGGATAAATATAGCCTTCATTGCCACCCACCAAATGTCCTATGGCAGCACCACCACTGGCGCTGGACTGAGCATTGGTCACCCCCCACACAGAATAATGCGCCGAATTCAGGCTGAACAAGCCCCCTGCTGCCGAGGCATTAAATCCAGTGTCGAGATAAACCGTGCTGCTGGCATCGACGCCCGTATAGCCATCATCTACCGCGAACGCCGGCGAGCCATTAGCCACCGCCAGCGTCAGTCCCACCAGATCAGTCAACGCAGCAGGCGTATTCTCGGCAGCCAGCAGCCACAGGCGATCGAGCTTGGCCCAGATGCCGTTAGCCTTGAGGCCGACAATCAGCGCATCAACCAGCGCCTGGCGAGCAACAGAGACCGTACCGCTGTTCAGTTGGACCTGATTGACCCATGCTACGGTCTCGGCCTGTAGCAGACCCGCGCTGACGCTGGGTCCTCCCGGAGCCTGGGTTCCACCGAGCAGGCGCGCGTACCGGACGATGGCCTCGGCCATCAACCACCATCGATCATCCGCCGGAACCGGGCCCGGTTCTCCGCCGCCTCCAGCCACTCCTCGCGGTTGGGGTTGTGCTCGGGATGGCAGGCGCCATTAGGCGCACAGCGCTCGCACACCATGCCCATGCAGCGCTTGCACCATGCGGTCGGCGTATCCTTGCGCATGATGGTGATGCCGCCACAGTGCTGGCAGGTAAAGGTGTCGTTCTCCTGGCGGAAATTACCCCGTTGCCCCAGCATGCCGGGGCCGCTCTCCTCGTGGTAGCCGTGCGGCTTGTTACCGAGCGAGAGGCGCAGCGGCTTCATGCGAAGTCCTCGATCGTGACCGTCTGCTTCCTCGACCCCTCGATCGAGTAGTAGAAGTTCAGATGACCGCCCTCCACGCATTGCACGACCAGCTCGTGGTCGTTGCGCTTGCGGGCGGTGAACCCCATCCCCCACTGCGTGTTGACGGCATGCACCATCATGTCCAGCAAGTCGTTCATGGTCGCACGGCTCTCCACGACCTGCTTGTGCCCGTTGACGACCTGGATGGAATCGATCGGCTCGCGGACATGTGCGCGGGCATTGGACTGACCGCCGCGGTAGCGGTCGGAGCACTGCAGGATGATCACGTCCCCGGGCTCGATCTCGCCGTCAATTCTCACCAGCAGCGTGCGCATTCCCATTGACGATGCCTTCCAAGTCTTTGGCAATCCGCGTGACCGGCTCCTGCCAGTCGCCGCCACGCGGTTGCCGATACAATCTCATGCAGCTGTACCAGATGGACTTGCTGGGCCCACAAACATCGGGGGACAGCCAGGGCCAGTAGCCACTGAACCGCACCAGATTCCATGTCCGCTTGCCGATCGCAGCGGCAATGTGAGCCACGGCTGTGTCAACTGATATGACGAGGTCGAGGTTGTCAATGAGTGCTGCGGTGTCGGAGAAATCATCAATCTCGTCCATCCAGTCGATCATCTGAATGTCAACCGGAACCTTCTCCATGATCGGCTTCTGCAGGCTGATCAGATTGACGCCGGGAAGCTTGAACGCCCGCAGCATCTCCACCGGCATCGACTTGGTACGCTGGATGGAGAGTGTCGTGGAGAAATGCCCGCCCGACATCCAGCAAACACCGACGTTGAACCCTTTCGGTATGCGCTCCTTCCAGCGGCCGGAACGGTAGCGGTCAACAAACAGATACGGCGGATGATCGACCTGATCCCAGCCGAGCCCCAGCACCATCGGAATCTCGAGCAGTGCACAGGAATAGTCGGCGCGCGGCAGCGGGCCGTGCAATGCAATCACGTCCGCATCCAGGCTCCTCTTGGCAATCTCGGTGAGCGGCGCACGCGCCTGCACCACGATGTGCGCAGCACCGCCGAGGTAGTCGCGGTTGGCAAAGCGCAGGCACATGATCTCGTCGCCGAACCCCTGGTCGGCATAGAGCACAATGCTCTTGCCGGTGAGGTCCTCGCCCTTCCAGTGCGGCAGGGCACGGCGCGCCAGCGGCATCTGCGGGCTGTCCAGCCAGCGGCAGGCGTAGCCCTCGAACCCCTCCCGCCAATTGCCTTGGCCGAGCTGCACGCAGCCGAGCTGGAAATAGCGCTCCGCGCTGTTGTCCAGCTCCAGGGCCCTGCGGAAATGCTCCTCGGCCTGCTTAAGGTCCATCAGGGTGGTGAACATGTTGCCGAGGCCGACGTGCGGCTCCCAGGCGTCCTGCGCCTCCAGCGACTGCCGGAAGGCGGACTTGGCGATGTCGAACATGCCCAAGTTGGAGAGCGCGGTGCCCAGGTTGTTCCAGGCATCCGGCAGCCGGCGATCGATCGTCAGGGCGCGCTCGTAGTGCAGCACCGCGTCCAGGTAGCGCTCCTGGGCGGCACAGACGTTGCCCCGCAGTATCCAGGCATCGTGCATGTTGGGGTCGAAGCGCACCGCGTCGGACAGGGTGCGCAATGCCGCATCCCAGTCCTTGGCCTTGATGCTCAGCACGGCACGCTCGAGCAGCTTCTCGGCCAGGCCGCTCACGCCACCACCTTGAGGCTGCCGGTGACCGGCGGGAGGTGCTCGCCGACCTTGACCACCGAGGTAAGCGGGTCATCCCTGTGCAGGCACAGCATGTGGATGCCGCAGTCCATGAACACGTAGTCCGGCAGCTCGGCACAGATGGCATTCTTGCCGCACAGATGGTGCTCGATTGAGAGGATCGGCAAGTTGCGCCTGATGGTATCGCGCGCGCCTCTGAGGACGTGCGGCTCCATGCCCTCGACGTCGATCTTGATCACATCGACCCGGCGCAGATTGAGGCTGTCCACGGTGATGGCCGGCACGATCTGCTGATAGTCCTTGACCGGCTGCTCGGCGTTGTGCTCGGGCAGCATCGACACCCCGCCGAAATTGGCCGTTTTTTCGTAGTCCATGGTCGGCCCGGGCATCAGCCCGCATTGATCGGCGGCTGCGGCCCAGATTGCCCGGGCGTTGAACAGGTTGTTGAGAGTGATGTTGCCCCACAAGGCGCCAAACAGCCGCTCCTGCGCCTCGACGGCAATGAGACCGCCCCAGCCGGTGAGGAACTTCGCCCAGGGGATGGCGAAGGCGCCGACATTGGCACCGATGTCCAGCACCGTAAAATTGTCGCTGCCGAGCCGGCTGCGGCGCGCGCTCGACAGCTTGAGCAAATCGTCCAGCTCGCCCTGCGAGTAGGACCCCTGCTCCAGCAGGAATGTGCTCACCCCCACGGTAGCATCTACGCCCCGCACCCGTTGCACGTCGGTGCGTGCAACGAGCATGGGACCATCGTCGCAGGACGCAAGCACAAAGACTGCCTTCCGCATATCACTCCAGGTAGTACACGTTGCTCTGCAGCGAGCCAGTATACGCACCCGAGGCGCCGGACAACACCGTCATGTAGTGCCCGGACAGCGAGACCGCCTGCGAAATCAGGAACTGGGATTCCTGGGCGGCTACCCATCGGATGGTGTTCCTCTGGTTCATGCCGTTGTTGTATTCCGGCAGGCCGGTGCTGATCGAGCCGGCGACCAGCTCGGTGGTGATGTTGATCAGCGAGACCGCGGCACCGGCACCGTCGGCCGGATCGGTGGGATTGGGCGTGTACGAGGTGCCCGCCACCAGCGAGGTGGAAAACGACCGCGACAGCACGATGTTGATGTTGCAGTCGTTGGTCGCAGGAGCGGCCGAGGCGCCGACGTCGAACTCGTAGATTTTAAGCCGGCGCAGCGTGGTGACCGTCCACAGGGCCATGGTGCCCTTGGCGGTGGAGGCAACCGCCGACTGGTTGCCGTTGATCTGATAGGTAGCCATTGCAGGTTAGTCCTTCTTGCAGAGGGAATACGTGACGAGGCTCAGCAGGGTTCTATTCCCCACCGCCCATGACGAGCCGCTTGTCTGGGTGGTTTGCCGTGAGCTCAGGCAGCAAGGGTCGAGCGCAGGCGCGCGAGCGCCCGCTGCAGGTCGAGCAGCTTGCGCTCCTCGGCAGCCGTCTCCTCGCGCAATGCGGTGAGCGCCTGCCGCTGGTCATTCAGCTCCGCCTGCTTGGCGGCAAGCTGCTCATCGAGCCTGGCGACGGCTGCCGTGCGCTCGTCCTGGCCGCGCTGCCAGACGTCCTGTGCGGTGGTCACACGCTCGCGCGCGAGGTGTAGCTTGCGGGTCTCGTCGGCCACATGCTTGTCGTGCAATTCCCTGGCAGCCCTGATCTCGGCGTCCGCCGCCTGCAGCTTGCGATTGAGCGCTGCTTCACCTTCCTTGCTCTGCTCCCTGGCCTGGCGCTCGCGGTGAGCGAGGTATTGATCCAGCTCGGCCTGCGCCTTGGCCAGGCTGGTCCTGGCCGCGGCCGCGGCTTTGTCGACATCCTCGACCTCGGCCAGCCTCTGCACGGCAGTGAACAGCGCCGCGAACTGCTCGACGGCAGCCTTGGTGTCGCTCATGAGACAATCCTGTCGGTTCGGCGGATGTACATGGTCACATTCAGCGCGGTGGTGCCGTCACCGCCGAGAACGGCGGGCCGCATCAGCACCGGTATCTCGGTCAGATGGTCGATCCTGGCCGCGAGATAATCGAGCGGGTTGGAATAAGGGTCGTGCAACACCCGGAAATTTGTCAGGTCGTTCGATCCCTGCAGCTCCAGGGTGGCGCCGCCGAAGGTTCCCTCGACCTGAATGGAACGGTCGGCAAATCCAACCAGATCGAGCGGCAGCCCGGTGTCGCTCGTGCCCATCGGTCCCCAGGTGACGATGAGGCCGATCGGGCGGGCGGGCTCCGGGTACCAAACCAGGGTGTAGGGGACGACCGACATGCCTCACCCCCAAATAGAGACGGCCGCCAGGGAAGGCGGCCGTTTAATCTGATGGTGCGAGCTCAACCGGCCCCGGGTGAAGCGCGAGACCGGCACTGCCTATCTGACATTTTTCTCTAGTCTGTGCAAGCCGTGCGGCTCCTCGGGGCGCGGGCGCCGGATGTAGGCGATGGCGCGCTCGGCGGCACGCAACATCTGCTCCTTGGTCATCGGTTGACCCTCGTCCTCAGTATCCTCGCTCCAGGGCGCGTATTGCCGTGTCAATCTGCTCATCGGACATCCCATGCTTTTCTTTCATCACGCTACGCCACGCCTGGGCATAAGAAAGATTGATCTCATCGCTCGGGCGTCCACCCAATTTAGCATAAATATCCTTTTCAGGATACCACAATGCGGCCTGGATATCCGCATTGGTCATGGTGTGCCCCTCCTTCTCCAGCAACTCGCGTGTCCGATTTACAACATCGTTGATCCATCTCCGCTCGGCCGCGGAGGAGGGCGTCTCCTTGATGCCGTGCAGGTTGCGCTGCAGGCGCTCGGCCGACAGCACCAGCTCGGACTTCGGATATTTATCGCCTTTTGCCTTGGTTGCATTCCATTTGCGGAAATCGCGCTCATGCTGGAGCACGATCTCGTCGGCGATCCTGCTCAAGGAGCGGATATTGCCGGGGACCGGCTTGCCGGCGGCTTCGAGCGCCTTCTCGAACCGTGCCTTGGCCTTAGGCACCGCGGCCGGAATGCCGGACAGGGTGCCGGTTAGGCGGCCCCAGGTGCGCATGGCCCAGAGGTCGACCGTGACCGGGGTATAGTTGCCGTTGAGATTCTGATAGAACCCGTTGCCGATCTTGGGGCCAAAGATGGCCGAGCCGGGCACCACGTCGTCCTTGGCGAAGTTGGACATGTTGAACCCCATGGCGTCGAGATCCCGCACCGGGAACTCCATGTCCAGGAAGGCGCGCAGCTCGCCCGGGGTCATGCCTTGGATACCCTTGGCGGGGTTCCCATCGAGGAGCGCGTTAAGCTTCCCGAAGTTGCCGTTGATCATCTCCTTCTTGCTGGCCTCGATATTGGTCGGGAATCGCCCGGTCCTCTGATAGTGTTCATAGGCCTGCTGGGCCAACCGGACATTCGACGTCACGGTCTCGTTCTGGCTGGTGATGGCATGTGCAGCCAGGAAGGCCATGCGGGCATTGGGATCGCGGGCAATTTCCGGATAGACCGCCGAGGCGGTGTTGACCGCGTCCTCCACGCTTTTGGTGTACCAGTCGCCGGCATGACCGGTCCTGGTCATGGCGGCCTTGGTCTCATGGGCCAGGACGCGGGCGAGAATCTCGTCGGTCTCGGGGGTCCTGTTGCTCACCACCAGCGGCTTGCCTATGCCCATCTTTCTGAGGGCCGCAACCCCCCTGGCATGCAGGCCCTTGGCGATGTCCCAGACGTTCTGCGAGCGCGGCTGTCGCGGCGGACCCTGGACATCGAGAATCGGCAGTGAACTCAGCTCGTGCTCGTAAGGACCGTGTCCTACGGGGACATGAGGAGGCTCGGGCAATTCCCCGGGAATCTCGTGCATCCACAACGGGGTCTCACCCTCGTGCGGAATGAGTTGCACCGTGCGCCCCGGCTGCATGGGAGGCGGCATTTCCTCCAGGGCCATCCAGTATTCCGGCGGGGGCTGATTGCCGCCGATGCCGGCTCGCGGCTCGGGCTGGAAGGCGGGGGCATTGGTGGTATAGGCGCCCGCGCGGGAGCGCAGGAACGGACGCCCGCCGGCAACGCCCAGCTCTCCGGGCTGGACGCCGAACGGCAGCCGGGCGC